AGTGTCTAACTGTTACAAATTCATTATTTTTAAATATAATAACTTTGTTCATCAGTTCGTTTAAGTTTTTTGTATTTGTTTTAATTTTCATTTTCTTTATCCTTTTTTGCTTTCTGGTTTAACTTACAAGATTAATTATGCGCTGACTAAATTGTAAAGTAAATACTTTTTATAAAATAATTTAAAATATTTTTAGAAGTAGGTCTACCCGGGGCGATATTTTTGTCGCGGAGTTCCTTGGTTCGTTAGCACCCTCTGGTACTTGTCAAATTCGCACAAACAATGCTCAATATCCCGCATTTCTAACTTATGCCCTTTAAAAGTGCCTGTATAATCTAATTTTGTTTTTGATAAAGCTAAAAGTTCTTGCATTTCTTGTATCAATTGCCACCGTTTTGTAGGATGTTCTAGGGGTCTACTGTGCAACCTATTTAACCCCCTTTTTGCTCCAGGTCCCGGATTAGCCCACGTATGTATATCAGTACAACTTCCTAGAGTCTTGGTGTGTCTTAGATCGGTGGCTACTTCGTAAGAAATAAACCAACTGTACCCGCGGTACGTATTCAGATACTCACAAAAAGATTCCAAAGTGGTTATAGATTTTAGATCTTTGGTTATTATTTCCCTGTTTTTAAACATCGGCTCGGCTATCCAGAACAAGGTGTACTCCAGTTTAGGTACTTTATTCCCTCCACAGGTTAGCATATAAGCGCTGCTATATATTTTGTCGCCTCTGTTCTGCCTGTGCATTAGCACGTCATAAGCTTTCTGGGTGTCCCATTTGTCAAAAACTCCGGCGTCTAATAATTCTTGGAGGCTGCCGATTAAATTTATGCGCCTGCATATGCTCAAGTAAAACCAGAGTAAGTCGTGATTAGCGTAGCGTTCTCGTATATGTTTACGTATCCATATGGTGGTGGTGTCTAATTCTCTGAATACGTTGCAGAACTTATATGCGGCTAAGATAGGGTCATGCGACCAGGGGTAAGCTTCTCCGCTTTGCTTTTTAAGATAAATATTGTGCCTGGTGGTTATAAAGTTAAAAAATGCATTAGTCATTATATGCTCCATGTTATGGTGTATTTGTCGCCGGTGTGTTCTAGGGTAAACCCTTGTAATTTCAGAATGTCTTTATACAGAATATAATCTTCTTCTTTTATATCGACGCTAAATTCTCCTGCACATGCATGGTCTAATATACGTTTAGATAAAAGTGTAGCGGGGTCTACGCTGGGGGTATTGTGGGCAGCGCATGAAATGCTTATATCATAAGCTTTTTTGGCGGTTAGCATGGTCATATTTATCCCTCCCTTGTAGAGTTGATAAACGCTTTAGGTATTTGTACAGCGTCTAGTTTTCTACCCGCAAAAGTTTTATGGCAACAATACCCTTTTCGCATACCTGTGTATTTTATTTCTTGTTTTAATACTAACGTGCTGTCACGTAGCATTTTATTAAATAGGTGGCTGGTTGTTGTGGGTTTGCCGTAATTAGATTTAAAATAATGGTACAGGACTTTTTTCTTAATTGAAATGTAGTCGTCTCCCACTACCACACATTCTTCTTCACCAAACACTGCTTCCCCAGAAAGTAAGTCTACAAGTTCGGCTACCGTAGAATTGCTAAAGTCGTTAAACATGCTATCCAGAACGGTGTATCCTGAGTCTTTTATTTCTTCATATAATTCGGTTTTATACATATTGTTAATGTTGCGGGTAATGTCGCGGTCTAATAAGTACGCTAAGATAGCTCCAGAAAATTTATTGACATAAAAGTACAGCAGATTAAAATATTTGGCTCTTTGTTGTATCTTTTCCTGGTCGGTACCTACTGAAGCGTCATATATCTTAAAATAATCTGGAACCCTTAACATGGTATATCTTCTTTCACCCATTACCCCGTCTATTTCCGCCATATGTTTATGATTTGAAGTTATTATAAAACGGGTAGAATTAGAAATTTGGTAAGCGTCTACCCCTTTAAGTTCTACGCGGACTTTACTTTCTGTTATTAGCGAACGTATTTTGCCTGCATTATGTTTTGCTTGCCATTCTATGTCTTCAAACGCCCCTACCAAACAATACGCCATGCTAGCGTTAAAATCTGAAGTTAGCGAAGAAGTTCCTAAGATTTGTGCATGGTTACCTAGGAGTACATTTAATATATTGAATAATGTAGTCTTACCTGTACCAAATTCGGGGCTGTACAGTACTAAAGCGGTACCGGGTTTGTGTTCGGGGTTCTGGAATATATCTGCCAGCCAATCTAGTACCCATTCTGCCAACTTCAAATCACCGTTACATAATATATGGTCTATGTAGTGCCTAAACTTGTTGACAGCGTTACTGGAGTCCGAATTGTGTATATAGTTAAAATCTGGATCTACCGCGTAGCCCGCAAAAATATTTAATCTTAAACTATTGGATTGTGACAATCTTATTTTTTCACCTTTTGGGCTGTATTTATTGTAAGGATAAAACGTTTGTCCTGTGTAGCGTTTAAGCGTAGAAAAATACTTAATTACATATTCACTTGGAGTTAAATTCTTGTTAGCTACATTAGGATCGGGTAAGGTTCCGCTATATCCAAAAAATGCATCAAAACCTGACGCACCCCTCTTCAGCCGTATAAACTCTACTTCATAACATTTTTGATAGTTGATTTCTTTGGTAGCAGGGTTAGCGATAGGCTTTAAGTTTATATGTTCCACCGGTAGCAAAAATTCCAATTGACCTTTGTTTAACATTAAATAGCATCTATCTAATACGAATTTAAGCACCGTGCTAGGGTTCTTTTCCTGTACTATATCTGTTATTTCCTCTTGGGGTACAAAAGAAAAATCTTTAACGTTAGATATCTGGGTAATATGGGTTTCTATTTCATCAAATTCTTCAGCTATCTTATCTAACACTTTGGCGTCCCTAGATATTATGTCTAAAGCTTTCTTCTCATTACCATTGTGTGCTAGTTGTATATATAATTTATACGCGTCCCATTGTTTGGTCTTACCTTTGTCTCTGTGGTGTAAGGGGTCGGTATCGTGGTCACTATGCAGCCATTCACCATTCTCATAAAAACGTATGCCGTTGGCGGAAGTACCTCCTGTATATGTCCAGCGCTTATTAGGGTTTAATATATCTTCGTAGTCGCTAGGTACATAAGTTCCTTGTCCGTGTATAGCCAGTATATCTATAGCTTTATATACGGAATTAAAAGTGCCTTGCATGCCTGACATTTCGCTAGGTAGCACAGAATTAGAGGTGTAGGTAGGGTTATTGCATAATTCGTCAGAAGAAACTAAATCTTCGGTGTTTATGTACAAGTCCTCACCGGTATTGCAATGGTAAAATTCAAAATTCTGGTCTTTTAGTTTAGCAGGGTTAAACAAAGCAGCGGTTAAATTTATACAAACGCTCCTGTCAAATACGGTGTTAGGTTTATCGGGAGCTAAACTCATTAAGTCGCAAAAAGCCACGTATACCTTATCGTATACTACACGGCTTAATATATTAAATGACAAAGGTACTATGAGCCTATATTTATATAGACCCTCCGAGGGGTTGTGGCTAATTGAAGAATGTATGTAGTAATTTATATTAAGTTTGCGTAAAGTTGCACGGAGTTTGGATATCGTATTCTCGTTGGCGTAGTCTATGTCGTATGATAGGATATTTCTGAAGCTGAAATGTTCTAGCCTACGTATATTTTCCCCCTGTTCGGTGTCATTAAAATGCGAACCAACCCAGTAAGGAAGATGGCGCTTACAGGCATCCCGTTTTGTCTTAGGAAGATTAAAATATTCTTTGCACGTATATCTGTCTACATTAACCGGGGTTCTAAAAAACTTCAGTAACTCGTGCTTATTCATATTCGTAGACTTAGATAGCCTGGAGTCTTTAGTTACATTAGTAGAGTCCGGGTGTCTAAACGATATAGTATAGTAGCGGTCATGGGTTTGGATTTTATCCATATATTGGTGTCCTTTTTGCAGTGTTATTTGGCTTACAGGGGTCATTATAGCTTAAATTAAACCTAAAGTAAATACTATTGTCCAAGTATTTTAAGATTTTTGGTAAATTTTTAACTAAAATTACGTAAAAATGTAGTAATAAATTATTTGGAATTTTAATAAAATTTTATACCTTGGATTTTATTAAAAATTAAATATCTTAAATTTTAAAAAGTAAATATTTTATGCAGGCATAAATATTGAAATAAATATAAAATTTTATTGTAATTTAATAAATTTTTTAACTTAGGTAAACTAATAAAATAATAAGGTTTTAACAGGTTATATAATAAAATAATAAATTTATTCACTAATTGCCATAAATTCCATTTTTTGGATTTTTCCAAACTCTACTCTCTAAAAGGTTTGAAAAAAATTTATATTTTATTATTTTAGCCGAGCAACGCCTACGCCACCATGGACTGGCGTCGTGAAAAAATTCTATTAAAATTTATTATTTCTATTAAAATTTATTACTACAGGCTCCAAACTCCTGAAGGAGCTAGGGTTTTGTAGACATGAGATTTTATAACAGGAATTAAAGGGGGAATTATTAGATTATTACAGATTTGGTAATAAATTAAACTACGCCATAATTTTAGAAATTAAAGTGCGTACACGGTGTACTTCGTCGTCTCCTAAGATTTTATTTCCAATTTTACGATTTTCTTGTATTTTAACATTTATAACTTCTAGCCACCTGTCCACCAGGTCTTTAGCTTTGTGCTCACCGTGGTTAGTATAGCGGTCAGCACAATATACCACCCCCTCTAACATATCTGACAATTTCACCACTACTTTTTCTAACGGTGTTAATTTATACGTTATCCCATTTTCGGACTCAAATACTTTTTCTATGCCGTCTAACAATACTTTTATACTAGGGTAGCTGCGTTTGGTTGTAAATGGTACGTCTCCTGTACGTACTTCAGCACAGTCGTGCGTCAAAGCTTTTAGAACCGCTTGAGTAGATATACTTGGAAGTATGTAAGCCGCTATAAGGCTAACCCCCCACGAGTGTTCTGATATAGTTTGAGGTTTTACGCCTATCACAGCATGGTATCTTTCTACCCCTCCGCTGTGCAGTATATTTAATATATTCATATTTTATCGTCCTTTAGGTGGTTTAGTATTATTATTTAAATGTAGTGGATAGAAACTACTTCGTCATTTTCGTCTATTACCGCTCTTACATCAAAGAGTTTAGTACTGTTAAAACCTCCGTCAGTATGAGTAAAGGCTACATGGACTGCAATCCATACATTAGTAACTTCCAATTCTATGTCATAATCGTCTACTATTATAGTTTCTTTAGAAATACCACCGTTAAAATGGGTTATATTTAATTTTTCAAAGATTACAGGGGTAGTTTGAAAATCTTCTGATTGTAGGCGCACTATATTATACTTAGGGCATACTTCAAATTGTATAAGCTTAGCTTTGAAACCTCTTTTGATTAGTTCTGCTTGTACCAAAGTTTTTAAATTGTTTGTAGCTGTATTGTTCATTTTATTTTTCCTTTTTTGCTTTCTGGTTTAACTTACAAGATTAATTATGTACTAATTAAATTGTAAAGTAAATACTTTTTATAAAATAATTTAAAATAATTTAAAAATAATTTAAAAATAATTTAGCGTTCCTGCAATTACTACAGCCATAAAGATGTATGCAAACACAGGCAGTCTTCACTGGTAGCTCCAACAGGTTCTATCTTAGGCACCTCCTTAATAATAGTTAACTCATGAAGACGAATATTATTTGTATTGTGGTTTACATAGTCCGCTGAGTATCCAAGGGCATCACCAGTGCATTTTATTGTAGCGCTTATATTTTCTTGGGGGTACTTTATTTGTAAAGCATGTTGTATCATTTTTATTTTATCAAAATCTTTATCACTAGATATTTCTACCGTGAAATGTATACCAGCAGTAATGACTCCATGCTTATCGTAGACTAGATCGGGCTTACCACCTAATTCAACCCTGCAACCCTCTGGGGTAGTTGTTACAAAGATTAGATTTTTTATGTTGTCGTTTGTGTCAGTTATCGCGATTGTTTCTTTTTTCATTTTTATTTTTCCTTTCTGGTTTAACTTACAAGATTAATTATGTACTAATTAAATTGTAAAGTAAATACTTTTTATAAAATAATTTAAAAATAATTTAAAATTTATATCCGGGGTAGGTTTGCAGCTGCTTAAAATCCCATTACTTTCATTATTCTTACCTGGTAAATATGCGCACGGTACGGATTATGGCTCTTAGCAATATTTCGATAGTTCCTTAAACTTATAGCGGTCGCTGTGTGTACCAACTCAGAACCGTTTGCAACTTTAGCCACAACCACCATTGCCTTAGGATCGGCGTCTACTCTGTAAATGTTGGCGCCAAGTAACAACTTTTCACCTTTATATAGAAACTGGGTGTATGTATCGGTAACATACAACTTGGTAATTTTAAGATCGTTAAATGTTTCCATTTTATTTTTCCTTTCTGGTTTAACTTACAAGATTAATTATGCGCTAATTAAATTGTAAAGTAAATACTTTTTATAAAATAATTTAAAAATAATTTAAAAATAATTTAACGTTCCTACTTTTTTAACTGTTAAATAACTTTACTTTTTATATAGAGGGTACCATAATGTATACTATCATAAATCATTTTAAACGCTTATGCATGACTTCTTCCAATCTTAGTATTATCAGCGTACAAGCTAAAATAGACGAATATTTTAGCGACTGTGATATCCATGAGAAAACCCCGACAGCTAATGGTCTGGCGTACTTCTTAGGTATGACTTACGAAGAATTTATGAATTATGCTAAAGATCCGCAAATACACAAATCTAAAGATCATGTTAGAATAATGTCCATGGCTAAAACAAGATTAGCGGCGTTGTGGGAAGAAAAATTAGCTGGTAAACATAATAAAGCCGATTTCTGGTTAAAACAAATGCAGAAATGGGACAAAGAAAACCAAGACACCTCGTCACAATCACTGGTTATAAACATAGACAGCGACGATGCCAAGCTTTAAGAAAACCACTACACAAGTCGCAGCAACCAAGCTACACACCAAACCGGCTCTACATACTATGCTATACGGCGGCAGTAGGTCTGGGAAGACTTTTATAAGCGTCCGGAATATACTGTTACGTGCGCTAAAATGCAAAAGCAGACACTTAATACTGAGACTAAGGTTTAATCATTTAATTACATCTGTATGGCACGACACCTTGCCTAAAGTGATAGATTTGTGCTTTAAAGGGTTAGAAATTAAATGGAATAAATCTGCGTACTTTATAGAATTTGCTAATGGGTCGCAGATATGGTTTGGAGGCTTGGATGACAAGGCAAGAGTAGAGAAAATCTTAGGTAACGAATACTCCACTATATATTTAAATGAATGTTCGCAGTTATCTTACGACGCTATAAATGTAGCTATTACCAGGTTGGCAGAAAAAACCGAATTAAATTTAAAAATGTATTACGATTGCAACCCTCCTAGCAAAAGCCACTGGACATATAAGCTTTTTAAATTAAAGAAAGACCCAGTAACTAATGAAGCTTTAAATAACCCTGAAGATTACGACAGTATTTTAATGAACCCTAAAGACAACATAGAGAATATAGGGGACTCCTATATCGACCGAGTTTTGAAGTCTTTAAGCAAAAAAGATAGATTAAGATTTGAATTAGGAGAATTTACTAGTGACACTGAGGGAGCGCTATGGAATTTAGATCTAATAATAAAAGCCCAAGCGATAGAACCTTTTGAAGCTTCTAATATTGTGGTATCCGTAGATCCTGCAGTAACCAACAACGAAGACTCTGACTTAACAGGTATAATAGTGTTAGAAAGTAACGGTAAACAGGCTAATATCTTAGCGGATTATTCTTTAAAAGCCTCCCCTAACGAGTGGGCTACGGTGGTTATTAATGTTTATGAAAAATATCAAGCTAACTACATAGTCGCTGAAGTTAACCAAGGTGGAGATCTTGTAGAAAGTATATTAAAATCTAAGAACAATAATATAATAGTGAAAAAAGTTAGGGCTAGCAAGGGGAAATTCGCAAGAGCGGAACCTACTTTAGCCCTTTACGAACAGAATAAAATACACCACGCCCCAGGGTTAAGCAAGCTAGAAGAAGAAATGACGGATTACACGCCGCATAACAGCAAGAAGTCCCCTGACAGATTAGATGCGTTAGTGTGGGGGCTTACCGACACCATATTAGACCGTAAAGAACAGAGAGTTTTTGTATTATGATTAAATTTTTTAAGCGTAAAAAGTCCAACGATATAACCCCGAGACATGACCCGGGGTCTTTTTACGACCACTTGGTAGGCACCCGAAATTATGATCTTAGTTTTAGCCTATTGATAGAATATTACGAAACTTGTTCTCCCGTAGCCGACGCTATAGACAGGATATGTAAAGCATTCTCCAACTTACAGCCCTACCTATTTGACAAGCATACCAATGAATTTGTAGACACCCCTATATTTGAAGTTCTAGATAACCCTAATCTTTATATGACTAGGCATCAATTTTTATTCAACATAGCAGCTACTTATTTAATTACAGGTAATTTGTTCTTAACCGCTACGGGGCTAACAAAATTACAAGGGTTAAATTATGTAGAGTCACAGTATCTTACCTTGCACAAAGATCACAGAGGGTTTGCGAACAAGGTATACGTTTCTAAATCCTACCAGACTAATACTTATACTTTTAACGACAAAACGGAATTCTACATAAGCGGTAACAATATAACTCGGGCGACTTTAGCCCAGGCGTACAACCCGAAAGGACTCCAAGACACTTCCAATTTTGGGACATCGAAATTAGCTGCTATAAGTAAAGAAATTGAACAGTACAGGCTCGTAGCTGATCATAATATAAGCCTGTTAGGTAAGGGTGCTAAAGTAAGCGGCATATTAAGCACCAGCAGCTTATCTGACGACCAATACGAACGCATGAAGTCCCAAGTCAACAATTATTTTTCTGGGGCGGCTAACGCAGGTAGAGTAATGGTTCTGGAAAACGGACTTAATTTCTCCAACGCTACTATGTCCAATACTGATATGGACTACAAGACTATGCGAAGCGCAGTAGAAATGTCGATATATAAACGCCTAGAAATACCTACAGCCTTAATAAATGAGTCGTCTATGACATATAGTAACCTAGAAGTCGCTAATTTGATGCTGTTTGACAGTGCGGTTCTACCTTTGGCGGATACGCTGTACCAACATCTACAAGACCTGATATTCTCGTTCTATAAACTGGACTCATCTAGGTATAAGGTAACTTATGACGTCAACGAAATCCCAGCTTTACGGTTCAGAAACACCCAAATAATCAAAGAAAAGGCCTCTACCGGAGCTTACACCTACAACGAAATACGTCAAATGTTTGGCGACAACAAGCTAATGGAAGGAGGTGACGATGTGTATATAACCTCTACCCAAGTACCTGCAGGAGGAGATTACGCAGATGACACAACCGACACAACCGACACAACCGACACAACCGACACAACCGACACAACCGACAAATAGACAATTAGCTATGGCGCACAATAGTGACAAATCTAAGAAAATTAAGTACGAAACAGGCTTAATAATCGTGATGCGGAGATTTTTTAAGAAAGTAGCTAATGACCTGGAAAAAGCTTACGCGTCAAATCAACAAATCATAGACCCTGTAATATACTCCGAAGAACTTTACAACCTCTTACGCCAACACTATTTAAAAGTTCAAAAATATTTCAGCACTTATGTATATCAAACACAATTAAGCCCTGGTCAACAAAAATTAGTCAAAGAAAATTCACAAGCTTACGAATATGCTTTGTTAGCCCAAATACCCTCACGGATAAAATTTATAATAAATACCATAAAGAAAGATATTGCTTTACTTTTTAAAAATAACGCGTTAGAATTAACTCCTAATACTTTTAAAAAGTTATTTTTGCAAGCAGCTTTTTGGAGAGCCAAACTAATAGGAATTACCGAAACCCAGAATGCCGCCGAATTAAAGAAGCATACCCAAGCCCAATATATATCGGTAGGTTTAGGTATAAAGCTACTTAAAGTATGGTTCACTATACTGGACGGTCGTGAAAGACCCTGGCATGGTGCGGTGTCCTTACAAAGAACTAGAGGAGACGGATTGTTTACAGTAGCAGGACAATTTTTATTGCATCCCGGGGATATCACCCATGGAGCTACCGCAGCTAACATATGTAATTGCAGGTGCTCCGCCTTATATTTTTCAGCATCACCAATGAACAAGGTTTAACACAATCTATGGAACAAATAGTAAAAAATTGTACGAATATATTTGATATCAAGGGTATGGACACCGACTCACCTTTTGTAACGGTAGAGGGGTATTGCACCACTTATAATTCCGCTGATCTATGCGGAGACATCATGAAACCCGGGGCATTCACAGCTTCCTTAAAGTCTTTTAGTCCAATTCTTTTGTGGCAACACGACCATTCTCAACCGTTAGGTACTACTGAATTTATCGACGATGACAAAGGGCTATATATGATAGCTAAGATGCCTAAGAAAGATAGTTTTGTATCTAATAGAGTTCTTCCTCAGCTAGAAACACGCACGGTTAAAAGCTTTTCGATAGGGATCAACTATCGTAGAGACTGGGTCACTCCTATCTCAAGTGGCGTAGAAGTTAATAGAGCTAACCTCCAAGAGGTATCTTTAGTTACGTTCCCAGCTAACCCTGATGCACTAATAGGAGCTATCAGTAAATCCGTTAAGACGGAAGCTACTTTACATATAGCTTCTGTAGACACCTTATGGGATAGCGAAAAAGCTATACACAATATACGCAGTTTTACAGGTTCGCTGGAAACTCCAAGTTCTGAATACAAGAAATCTTTTTTATGGTATGACGATAAGCTACCTAATGACTTCACTTCTTATAAATTCCCATTCACAGATGTCGTGGATGGTGAGATTAAAGCTATACCAGAGGCGCTGAGCATAGCCACCGGGATACTTAATGACGCTAAAACTAAGTCAGCAGGAGTCAATCCTGACGACTTATCACATATGCGAGATATAGTATCAAGTTATTACGCTAAGATGGGGCGCTCAGACCCCTTTGAAAGCAAGAAATGGGTAACTATAGACGACGTGAAGAATATTACTAATAGGAGGGACTATGAGTGTATACTAAGAGAGTTAGGATGTACTAAAAACGCAAGTGTATATCTTGCAAATAAATTAAATTTGCCAGCTATCGCAACCTCTGAAAAAGATGAAGAGATTAAAAATACTTTAGAGATATTACATAGTATTAATTTAAGTTTAACCTAATATAGAGTATAATATAATTGATAGTTAGTATAAGAGAGTTATATTAGTTTGATTTTTGTAGCAATACCCAACGCAGACACCCACAAAGACAACTAGGAGTAACAAATGAGTACCGACAACACTACACATGACATGGCTAAAGCGTTAAAAGACGTACGTGAAATAGCTGAAAAACTTAATGGACACGACTACTTGAATAGAGAAGACGCCAACAAGTTAGAAACGCAGCAAAAAAGCCTAAACGATAAATTAGACGCGCACCAAGAATTATCTAACGAATTGGTCGCTAAGACTAAAGCTCAAGAAGAAGCCATAAAATCTTATGAGGTTAAGATGGATATCCTTGAAAAGCAATTATGCAACATGGGTACAGGTAATCCTGACTACCAACAAAAATCTAAAAGCCTACACGCTTTGGAAAATTATATCCAACAAATAAACGGCGGTAAACTTTCTGCTGACACCAAATCTTATCTTCGCACGGACAACAACCCCCAAGGAGGTTTCTTAGTCACCCCTGCTGACTACGAAAATGAAATACTTAAACCTATTGAACTCTTATCTCCTATACGTCAATTGGCTAAGAAACGCCGCATCAATACTCTAGAAGCTAAGAGTGTAGTAAGAGCGACTAATGTTGAAGTATACTGGAAAGGCGAGGGTGAAAAAGGTAATTCTTATACACCTACCTATGGTGAAGTTACGATACCAGTTAAATCTCAATTTGCAAGAGTACTACTGACTAACGAACTTCTGTATGACTCGATGTTTGATATCCGTAACGAGGTTATGACTGATATCAATGAACAGTTTGCAGTTAAAGAAGGAGAAGCTTTTGTTAATGGTACAGGTGTAAATTCTCCTATAGGATATATGTCACCTCAAGCTAAAGTAGCTAGAAGAGAGTCTGGAGGTGCTGGAACTTTTAATGGCGACGACCTGATCCAAATGGCGGCTGATATAAAAACTGGCTATAAACCTGTGTACGGAGCTAGTAAACCTGTAATGGCATATCTACGTACTCTAAAAGCTACAGGTTCTGGGCAATATTTATTTGATCAAGGTAATTTAGCCGCAGGTACACCTAACGTAGTCAATGGATACCCTCTAATAGAAATAGCAGATATGTCTAATACGGTATCTTTTGCTACAGGACAAGAACCCGTAGTATTTGCAGATTTTAGTAAAATGTACGAAGTTATAGACTCCTTCCAAGCTATCATAACTAACAACCCTTATTCGCTGAGCGATCAAGGTATGTTTGTACTAACTATACAAAGATTTGTCGGTGGTAACGTAATTATGCCTGAAGCCGGTGTGATACTAAAAATTAAATAATTGAAACTAGAAAAACTTAAAGGAGATTAGCCCATGGCTAGTAAAGATTTTAAAACTAATGCAGCAGTAGAACCGGTAGTATTAGACACCACTATAATAGACACCCACGATTGCGAAGCTCTAACGTTCGCGTTTTCTAACGCTGCGGCTTCCGTTGTAGTGATCACCGAGGGCGACGACTCTGCGCTTGCTGATGGAGTTGAAGCTGATACGTCTTGGATAATAGGCGACTTAACTTTTACCGCTGACGGGACTCAGTTGCTAGGGTATGTAGGTAAGAAGCGCTACGTTAAAATAAACATAACAGACCCTGTGGCTAATACTTCTGTATTTGCTATCAAGTCGTCGTTGCATTTTGCTCCTTCAGCTTAACTTATAAAAGGCTCTTATATGTATAAAATTATAAAAGGTTTTCACATTTTAGAAAAAGAAACCGGTAAGATGTTAAAATTTACTGGGAGTATGGTAGGTAAACTGTCATCAGGTCTAGACAACCTGGGTACGGAAATTCTAGAGCACCTAGAAGCTCAGAAATTTATAGCCCGCCACACCCAGGAGGACACAGCTAAGCCCACAGCTAAGAACACAGCTAAGGACACAGCTAAGGCTCCCCAAACCAATTCAAACTAAGAGGTAAAGAAAGCCATGGCAGAGATACTTGACGTGTGCGTATACAGTGATAATGCAGGGTATAAGATGACCCAGGGTCAGCTGACAGATTATAGCAAGCCCTTTACATGGTATTGCACTTATGGCGTCCCCTATTACCTAGGTCAACATGGAGTTATGAGTGTTATTCCAGGAGCACTACCCGACACCATAGACGCTCGTTCTTTTTACGAAGGATATATGGGAGGTGCTATATATTGGCGCGACCAATATAAATATTACTGGCAGCGAATAGAAGTTATACAACCCTGTCATCCTCTTGTGCAGGGGTTAAGCTGTACTCAGCTAGAAGATATAGGTGTATTCCCTAAAGGGTTGCATCAGTGTAACATATGGTTTGATAACGACTACCGTATATACTATCTATACACTTTGATGGCTCTTAATAGTGATGTATTTAACGGTTCTGTCAAAAGTACAAGCCTAAAAGATGTTATCGCAGCGATATATGGTACAGGTGTTCATCCGTCGTTTAAAGGCAAAGAAATAGAGATAAACCTGGAAACTGATAGACCTGTAACCTCTGCTGACAAAAAATCTTCTAAGAAAAAATAAGGTAAATTATAATGGTTCACCTCACCAGGGCGTACACGTACAAAGTATTATCTTCGGTAGACACCTTACCTATAGGATTTCTAGAAGAAATAAAAAACTATCTGAAAATAAGCCTAGATATGTTAGACGATGACGCGCTATTGACTCGCATAACTCTAGGTGTCTTACGCTACATAGAACAGTACACTAAACGAACAATATTAACTAAAGACTTCTTAACGTACCGAGACAATTTTAATTACAGGTATATAGAACTGAAGCGTTCTCCTTTTCAGTCCTTAGAAGTGTTTAGTTATACTGATTTGACAGGAGTGGTACAAACAGTAGACCCAAGTTTATACTATACTACATTCGAAACAGACTATAGTAAAATAATAGTGACCCCAGGAGAGATTTTACCTACTGATGTCGCTTGTAAGTTACAGTCAATACAGATACAATTTAAAGCAGGTTATGGAGATACGGTAGACGATATCCCTCTAGATATACTACTAGCTATGTACCAACTAATCGCAGATCTGTACAATAATAGAGGAGATTGTTCGGTAAGTTCGTCTTCTTCAGCGGCATGTAGTTGCAGCGGGCTATTAAACTCTACTTCAAAAGGTTTGTTAGACCCTTACCGGATACTGAATATATGGTAGCTTGCACAAAGATAGTAATTACAAAACCTAAAATATGCCTAGGAGATCTGAACAAAAAAATCACCTTGTACACTAGACCTATAAATGCTCCGTTTAGAAATAGTCCTGATATTACTTATGATTACGTAGTTGTGGCTAATGTATGGGCGTCTATACAGTCTTTACAAGGTGATTTTTTAATGGATGGGGTGGCTAGAGATAATACTCCTACCGATAAGATCTATATAAGGTACAGGAAAGATATAAGCTCTATAAATTGGTTAGGGTACAATGGTTATTATTATAATATACTAAGATCTCAAAACATTAATGGTGACAATGAGTATCTCAGTTTATTATGCGTTAATACAGGTAAAGATACTAAAACAGCGGCTTCGGTATGAGCATAGAGTCGGACTTCAGCAATTCTTTTGTACTTAACGAAGTAGGTTATTTGAAGAAGAAGACTAAAACCGGTATAAACAACGCTTTTCAAAATTTAGGCGGTAAACTCGTGAGTACTAGCTACAGGTTAATTGAAGAAACTAAAAGAGCTCCTTGGTCATATAGGGTTAAGATACGAGGCAGTTACGTGACTCATCACCCATCTATGCCTAACCACCCAGCCGCAGAGATGACTGGTAAACTTAAGAGATCTATAGGTTTTATCAATAGTGGTTCCAGGTTAGAATTCGGAGCTGGCAATAATCTGGATAGGAACAATACAGACTCGGTACATTACGCTAGATATGTGGAGTTAGGTACAAGTAAAATGATAAAAAGACCTTACCTAAAGCCCTCTATAACTTCTAACGAAAGTGAGGCTTATAAAGACCTTAAATTCCAAATAAAACGGGAGCTGAACAAATGAAAATGCAACCTGTTGTTAAATATTTGCATGAGAACCTACCTAAGTACACCAACAAGTTTAGTGATACTATAACCATCTCCAGTATAGTAGCGGAAAATAATTTGGCGGTAGCTACTCTCAGTTCGCCTTTACCTCCAGGGACGTCCCAGGTGGAGTCTCTTACAATAGCTAATGCTGTCGTGGCGGTAAATATATTGAACTTTGATGTTGTAGATGGAGTGGCTACTATACGTACTCCCAGAGATCATGGCATGGTCTTAAATTTTAATTTCAAAAATAGATCTTTAGTCACGGTAGCGTACCTAAGAACCTTTAGCGACTCGACTTTGAATGGGGATTTCGAGGTTTTTGAAGTCCCGAATAGATTTGTCTTTAGATTTAAAACCTCTTTAGCTGACGGAATTTATCCTATTGATGGAGTAGTTCTGAATTATGTCAGTAGTGTATTTAACGGCAGCGTAGACGCCACTATAATAGATAGTACTCACATATCTTACCCAGTAAATGGCATCACCGAGCAAACACGCACGGTAGAAACCAGTGAACTTCACTACAACATAAGGATTACTAGAGCAGCTGATGTGAGTAAAACTTCTGACGCTTACACTAACTACGAAAAAGACGGGTATATTCAAAATAAATATTATGCTTTTGTTGTGGCTGAAAATACTACTACTAGCAAAGACAGGAATATAACTACAGACGCGGTGGCAACCCCTGCGTCTGATGATAAATATTACTTTATGTACGAAGACATGCATATATGCGTATACGCACCTACTTCAGAAGATATATTAGCGGGAGATACAAGGGATGATTTAGAAGATATAAAACTAGCGCTATTAAGAACTTTGCTGTATTACACCCCTGTGAAGCAATACGAATCTTATAATCAATTCTCTTTAATGTTTGCGGGGGACAATGAAATACTGTATAATAGGGACAGACTAGCGCGTGCGTATACATTCCAGTGTCAGTATCAACTGGGCATACAAGACGGCAATCTTACTCAAGGTACGTTAGTTCCTTTCAGAGATATTAGTTTGCTTGTGAATATAAACGAAAACCGAGATGCTAAAGAAAAATTAATAAACCTAGATGTACAACCCAAGGAGTAACCAATGTCATCAATCTCAAAACCAGATATATCGTTAGATATTGTATCAGCGCCGTCTATCATAACCGATGCGCCTCAAAAAGTATTATTTGTAGCTCAACAATCCCCCACAGCTGGCGCCCTGCCTGGGGCTCTCATAGAAAATATAGGTAACGATAGCTCCGAGAATAGTTTATTCGGTGAAAAATCTATGCTCGCTACTATGATTAGAACTTTCAGAAAGTATAACAAATTAAGTAGAGTAGACGCTATAGGAATTGCAGACCCTAGTGTAGGTGCTGTTAAGGCTACAGCTACTGTAGCCTTTAGTGGGACGGCTACAGTTTCAGGAAATGTAGAACTTGCTATACAATCTGAAGCTAATTTCAGGTTCGCTATTGGAGTGGCTGTAAATGAGTCTCCGTCTACGGTAGCTAATAATCTAGCAAATTTGATAAACGCTGATAGTAAAATACTTGTAACCGCATCAGCTACAAGCAATGTTCTGACTTTAACCGCGTATCACCCTGGAGAAGAGGGTAATCATATATCTATTAAAACCTTAACGTCTGCCCCTGGTCTTACTATATCTCTTAGCAATTTTTCAGGAGGAGCGGGAGCAATAACTCTACCTGATTTAGAGTCTACTATTGGAGATAACAGGTATCAGACCATACCTTGGGTTGCTTCATACGGACTTGACCAAATAAAAAGTTATATAGACTCTCAATTTAACCTAGATAATTCTATTAAAGACGGAGTCGTTATAAGCTGCGACATAGAACTGAACACAGCTTCTGCAGAAACTACGGCTACTGGATTAAATTCATTATCTATGCTCTATATAGCAATTAAACCCGCCGCTACCGCGTACTTAAAAGGAGGGTCTTTAGTAGAGTATAGCGCTACAGTCAGTTCTTATCTTGCCGCGGTCAGAACTTTAAGGCTTACTCCAGGGGCAGACATAGCCAGGTATTTAGTAGGAGGTAGTATAACTGATACAACTGGTGGAGCTTATATGGCTGCGTCACCATACCATATGACACCCTTTGAAGATTTAGTTGTAATACGAAATAATTTAGGGTGGAGCCAGTATGAACAAATAGCATTGAACAACGCCGGGGTTTCATTCTTTGGTAATAACTCCGCCGGGAATACTATAGTGACTGGAGATTTAGTGACTACAAATACTACGGATGCAGCTGGAGTGGTTGACAAGACTTTTCATTATCTGAATGCTGTGGATACCGCGTCAGTAATTAGAGAATTCATGTTTAACAACCTAAAAGCTCAATACGCTCAAACAGTCCTTACTACTGGGGCTCTCTCTGGAGCAGGGTACAAAGAAGCTAACGCGGCTACTATCAAGGGGTATATTATAAGCTTATACGAAGTCTTGGAAGGAAAAGATTATGGTTTAGTGCAAAACGGCAGAGCCGCACAAAAATATTTTGCCAAACATTTAAAAATATTAATAGATTTAGAAACAGGATCCACGAGAGTGTCCATGGATGTCCCTATTGTAAGCCAACTCCGAAACCTAAAAGGCACGATGCAAATAGGTTTTGTTATTTAACCCCTACCAATATAAGGAAACTAAAAATGTCACAATTCGCAATTACGTCACCGTCACTGATAGTAAATGGGGTATTAGTACCCTATGTATCTAACTCGCTGAGTGTCACTATGGGAGATGGGGAGGTTTCAGTAGATACTCAATCCTACGGAGGTATGACAGCTGAAGTAGTAACTTCTCAAAACACCGCCAGCTTGATAAGTAAGCTTAAATTTAAAATTAAGAATACAGAAGATAACTTAAATTTAGTGAAAGACCTAAAGTCTTCAACTGGATATATCTTGGTTCAGTTAGCTGATCAGAATGGCTTCACAGGTTCTATGCGTAGTGGGTCTCTTATAAATGACCCTGAATTTGTACTCAGTGCAACTGGTGAAACCGATATAGAAATACACGGCAGCAGCTTAAGATTTTAATTAACATTAAGGAAGTATACATTATGATGGAAACAAAAAATTTTGAATTTCAATTATCACGTCCCCTAGAATATAATGAGGGTATGGCTACAAAACTAAACCTATTTGAACCATTAGGTAGGAATTTTAATTTGTATTGTGAATTAGATGGTATGCTTACTAAAAGCTTTTTATCCGTAGGTCTGGAAATGCAAAAGATAAACAAAGACAAAACTGAAGCCGTAGATACAGCTGAGGTATCTGAAGAAGACCAACAAAAGAGTATCACTAGATTTTCATTGTCTTCTTTAGGAGACAATACGGTGCATTTCTTTGAAGTGTTCCAGAAGTTAATGTGTAGTGGGGTTTGTTTTTTAGACGAAGACCTTAATTCTAAAAAATATCCTATGAAAAGCGGGTGGTTACAGATGATGAAGCCTAAAGATCTTAAAGAGTTGGCGGTGCAGTATTGTGGAGTCTATATAGCCCCAAAGTTAGACTAGCAGAAAGAGACTATCAAATCTCCTGTATGCTACGTTACTACAAAGGAGGAGTCACTTACTCAGATTTAACTTCGATGCCTATACAATCTATATTGAGCATGTATACACACTATGTGAAAATGAACGAAGAAGAACAGCGAGAATATTCTAAAAATGTCTAGATTTGATGTATCTTATACTATCCAGGCGATAGATAAAGTAAGTGGAGTTGTGGATAAGATCACAGCCAGCTTTGACAAAATAGAAGAAAAGTTAAAGGTTGTATCTTTACATTTTAACAATATGGAAGAATGTACACGACTTGTTTCTGACAGATTAGCTCAAGCGTCTGAGGAGATACACAGAACCTCGTCTTCTTTCACTAAGTTTGATCAAGCTGCTAGGCTCTCTGATGATAGTTTAAAATCTGTAGACCATAACGTACTAACTTTAACCACTTCTTTTAGCGCTTTAGATGCTAAAATAGCCGAAACGGTAACTAGGGCTACTAGAGGTTTCACTAAGATGGAAATAGGGCTACGTAGAGATATACGAGCCATGAAAGAAAGTTTTAAAGGTTTTAAACCTGTCGGGGGCGAAGTCCCTCACCATTCTGGAGGTGGTGGCAATTTTGGAGGGTTTACAGGAGGAGGTCATTCAACCCACGACCCTAGATCGTTTAGAGGTATAGTAGACAATGTAGCTATGAAAGGTGATAAAATGGCGTTCATGGGTTTCATAAATTCTATGAATGTATTGATGCCTCTCATGATGTTTATGAAGCCGTTTCAGGACTTTATGAAAACTCAATCCGCAGTATCTTCTATGCGTACACAAGGTATCAATATAAAATCTGTTAAGAAGCAGGCAGAAAATATAAGCAAACAGAGTGCATTTGGATCAGGAGCTATATTGCAAGCAGGTTCTATACTTTCTGCTCATGGGGCATCTACAGCTACTATAACCAAACTGATGCCCCAAATATCTAAGATAGCTGCAGCTACTAATCAGACTTTAATTTCAGCAGCTAACCAAGTTAATCAAGCTATATGGGGGTCTGGTAGAAAAGCGGTAGGGAGTCTCATAATACAAGGTAATACCCAAGCCCAGCGCATAGCGTCACTGACCCAAGAAGTCACTTCTAAGTATTCTAACGCCTACAAAGCTCAATTACACAGCACCGCGGGGCAACTTAAAAAAGCGAGTAGTGAAATAAGTGAGTCTCTACAAAAAATAATTTTAGTAGCCTTACCTGCTTTACTAACCTTGACTAAAGTTGTGGCTAAAATAGTGACTAGTATAGCTTCTTGGGTACAGGCTCATAAAACTTTAGCTAAGATAATGTTGTACGCAGTAGGGGTGATGATAGCCTTTGTAGCAGGGCAAATAATCTTAGGGGCTCTTATGTCAGGTACAGGTCTAGTCATCAAATCCACCGTAGATATAGTTGCAGGGTTAATAAAAGTTATAAAACTATTAACTATATCTAATCTAAAATCTGCTGCGGGATGGGTTCTGACTAAAACCCGGATGATAGCTAGCAAGGTAGCTATGATAGCCTGGAGAGCTGCTACGATAGCTTCCACAGTAGTTATGACAGCTCTCCGAGTAGCTGTTATAGCGTTTAATTTAGCTATGGAGGCTAATCCTATAGTTCTTGTCGTCACCGCTATAGCAGCGTTAATCATAGGTATAGTAGAACTTGTTAAGCATTTTAAAGCGGTCAAAACGTGGGTAGAACATATCATTTCTTTGTTCGAACACAAATTCCCTAAAGCAGCTAAAATAATTACTACAGTTGTGAAAGACATAGGGGCTACATTTACCTACGTGTTCAAAGGGTTAGAAACCTTGATACAGCATACTATAATAACTCCTATCAAAGACGCTATGGCACTCATAAAAGGATTAGGAAACTTTATTTCTCACCCCATTACCTCCATAGAGCATGGGTTCAGCAAAACCGCGGGATGGATGGAGTCTTTATTTCATTCATCGCCTGTAGTGACTTCGCGACCTTTGGCAGCGCCTCCGTCTACCAAGAATGTCAACATAAACCACAATCACGTATATCTAAACGGTAAAAAAGAGTCCACGTCAACAAACATCAGCAGCGGGTATTCTCAGAGTTACATTGGAACCCCTACACTAGCTTACGGATGATATAAATTATGATCACACTACTACAAGGCAGCTTCAAAGGCGTGCCGTTCTTATTCAAAGAGGTCTCCAGGACGGACGGACGATTGACCGTAGACTATAAATTCCCTTACGTGGAACAGCAACAAACCGTAGATATGGGCGCAGATATAAACACCTATAATCTGTCAGTGACTACTACGGGCACCGGAGCTGAATACACCCAAAATAGACAAAGATTGATACGAGCTTTTAAAGAACCCGGTGCGGGGGTGTTTGTACATCCAGTAGAGGGGAGCATGCAGTCCCAATTAGTTTCTTTTTCAGTAAACGAAAAAATAAGCAAGTTAGGGATAGCTGATTTTAGTGTAACCTTAAAGTCTACATCACTTCCTCAGTATCCAACTCTATCGGACTCTGGACGGTCTAATGTACAAGATATATTCCAGACTAATATAGATATAGTGTTGCAATCATTTGTAGATACATGGGAGGGCGGCTTCAGCTACCAATTAGAACCATATAAGTGTTCTATATATATAAACGCCTTACTTGATCGCTTCGAAGAAGTTTCTGCTACGGTTACAGTAGGAAAGGGGGTTATTACTTCTTTTTTAGCTTCAGTAAGGTATTTAAGATCTAATTTAACTTCAGTAATACGAGACTCGAAACTCTTAGGTTCTAGTGTACTAGAAATCTATAAAAGTTTAATAAAACTAGGAGGGACAACTACTGATATATCTAGTTTAAACACAGGCTTTTTCAATTATGAAAGTCCAGGAGGGTTGTCTGTAACTACTTCGTCTAGTGTGATTATAGAAAAGAATAGACGTACTCTTGATATTTTTATAAACTTCACAGCTTTAATGTACGAGTATTTAAATAGTTCGAACACTACTTACCTGATCGAAGGAGATATAGAACTTCAGTCCAAGATACTAGATATCCAATACTATTACGCTATTAATACTAATTTTTATACTACATTGGCGTACACAAGTACTGTGATCTCTGGAAGTTACACCGCGATAATAGTGTTAAATAGATATGCGATTGTTCAGGAAGACAAACTAGCATCTATAATAGCCAATCGAGACTATATTTCATCGTACTTTAACTCACAGTTAATCAATGCTAAAAAAGTCTCGTCTATATGGGTAGACAACGACTCTTTGATATCTGTTGTGTACAGAATATATGGCAACTTAGATTATTACGATGTGATACTTTCTATGAACCAGATAGCTAACCCTAGCTACCTGACAGGTGAAATTAAAATATTACAAGATTAATGTGGAGGTAAAAATTAAGTGCTCAGATTATTTGTCAATAACCATTCCTATACTACTTTTATCAGCGTTGGTATAGATAAGTCTTATGTAAATTTATGTAATTCTTTCTCGTGTGTGTTGTCGTTAATCCCTGAAAAGACACACACCCCTATACGATCTGGAGACATCTTTGTGGTGTACCATGGTGATGAAACCATAATGACAGGATATATAGATAGTGCCGTGATAGATCAATCTGTAAAAGGGTCTACAATTAACTTGGAGGGTAGAGACCTAACTCAAGATTTACTAGACTCTACTTTGGACAGTACATTAGCTCCTCAGATAAGTGGTGGGTTTTATTTAGATGAGATAGCTCAGAAGCTTATAGATAACCTAGGAATTCCTATTAAAGCCACTTATGATAGTTCTCAAACCCGACCATTCTTTAAACAAGACGAATTCTTAACGGTGACTTTAGGAGATACCGGGTATAACTATTTGGAAAAATATGCCAAGAAAGCCCAGGTGTATTTGAATACCGACCCAAAAGGAAATATAAATATAACTTCGGCGGTCAATGCACCTTTAATATCTACTAAACTACTTCTAGACACCTCTAGCAATTTAACCAATAATATACTTCACAGTACTACTACCTACGATAGTAAGAATTTATTCAGTAAATATAAATGCCATGCGCAACAACATAAGCTGCCTATATATATCGATAAACTGAAGAACGCAAGTGAATATGATACTGAAATTAATAATATTACAGGGTTGTCGCAGTTAAAAGGGGTACGAACCTCTAGAATTTTTAATTTTGTAGCGGATACTCCTATGAACCTCGCTACCGCTAATAAAAGGGCGGCACTACAGGCTAATTTCTCTAGATCTAATTATTTTCAGTATCGATGTAAAGTTGTAGGATTTACTTACGATGGTATTACTATATGGAGGACTAATATAAAAGTACACGTCTTAGACAAACTGGCAGGGGTGAACGCTATCTTATTAGTGTCTGAGGTTCATTATGTTCTATCCGCCACGGAAGGAGAGACTACTGAATTGATATTAGTATACCCTGATGCGTTTACTTTAAAAGCTGAAAGAACCGAACAAGAACAACAATCTCAAAAGGTAGGCGATGTTTATAACTCAACTCAATAACAAATTAAAGAACTTAATTAAAAACTGTATGTTAACCTCAAATCAAAAAGATAATAAAGTGTTTTATACTTCGCAGATTAAGAGCAACGACGCTATATCTATAAGCCAAGTTATATATCCTTATGGTATGTATGCGGTAGCTCCTAAAGGCTCACAGGGCGTAACCTTTAACTTGTCAGGTCAGAGCGAAAATCAGGTAACCTTGCCTTACGATGCCTTTACGCGTTTTTCAGGGTTACAGCCTACAGAAGTTATGATAGGAAATCAAGTTCAAAAAAGTTTCATTAAATTTAAAGATAAAGGGGACATTTCTATAGCTAACAAAAGCGGTGATTTAACTGTGGATATACTAAAAGGTAGTAAAACTGAAACCCTGGGTGAAGATTGTAAAATATCTATCGGGGGTAAGTATTCTGTAGTCGCTAAAGAAGCGTTAGATATAAAATCTAGCTCTAATACAGTAAGTATAGAGGCTGCTGTCAGTATTACTCTCACGGTAGGGTCTGCAACTTTGACTCTAACTCCTGCAGGGATTGTCAGCAGTGTACCTATCACCGCGCCGGGAATTGCAATAGCAGGCGCAGGAGGCCTCAGCATGGGAGGAGGTGACATATCAGGTAACACCAACATGACTACCGCAGCCGGTAAGTCCTTTAACAGCCACGCACACACTTCAGGGTCGTATGCTGTGTCTCACGACGGAGTTAGACCAGTAACCGGAGACTCAGGAGCACCATCATGATACATACCGACTTTCTGTTAAACAAAGATAAAGGTTATTGGGATATATCTGTCAGTAACGATATAGACTCCACGGAGGGGTTAGACACGTCTATACTTACCTCTATATTTACTGACAGCAGAGCGTCAGACAGCGAGCAACCTGTCCCGCTGCTGCGTAGAGGATGGTGGGGTGACGGATACACGAGGTCTAGTTTAGGTTCTAAGGTGTGGCTCACAATTAACCGCCCTATAACCGACGAAACGAGCAACTACATATCCTCCTATGTATCTCAAGCGTTACAATGGCTTATAGACGATAAGTTTTTCACTAAGATTGATGTATCAACTTCGGTAGATATTGAGAAAGGTGTAATATATTTATATATAATGTCTACAAAAAATGATATAATTACTAAAAGAATTTTTGAAGTTTTACAGGAGACTTAAAGTGTCATTCCCTACTGTACAAGAAATAATAGACAGAATGTGGACAGATGTATCCGAAACTTTTGATGGTGTAGATCCTACAGTACGGTCTAGTTATTTTAAAGCTATAATCACTAGTATGGCGGGCAGATTTAAAGAATTTTATGGAGAGCTAGATTTATTGACTAACTCTATATTGCTATTAACCTCTGAGGGCAACTTTTTAGAAGAATGGGGTAGGATATATAAAGTTCAAAGACTTCCAGCTACGAAATCTTCAGGAATTATAGTAGCTACAGGGGACTCTAATACCTCCATCCCTTTAGGAGAAAGTTTAAAATCTCCTAATGGTGAAACCTATATAACGGTAGGGTCTTCTGCTAGTGTTCTGGCGCCTGTTGTATATACCTCTGTAAGTTTGAATATCTCAAATTTAACCGTGACGGGTACCCAAATATCTCACGGCTTCGCTTCGGGGTTAACTATAACTATCTCAGGAGCTTCAGACCAAAGTATAAACGGTGACTATGTAGTGACTGTTGTGAGCCCCGACGATTTTGAATTCACTATAGGGACGTTCATAGGTAACGGTAATTTTGGTGTGTCGCAGGCTTCGGTAGTTATGGTATCTTTAGTAGTACAATCTGTAAACTCATCTCAGGATACTAACCAAGTCTCAGGAACTGTATTGACTTATGCCACTCCGATCGTAGGAGCCAATATATCGTGCTACACCGACATACAGGGTATAGCAGGAGGTACTAGTGAAGAAGACGACACTAGCTACCGGAATAGAATAACCTATCGGATACAGAACCCTATAGCTGATACTAGCCCTCAAGGATATACTAATAAGCTCATGCAGGTTAACGGAGTTACAAGAGTATGGACTAGACCTACGTATCCTAGTGTCTTGAACGCTCGTCTATATTTTGTTAGAGACCACGATACTAATATCTTCCCTACGCCTACACAATTACAAGAGGCTAAAGACACTCTAGTGATACCTATCTATATACCCAACGCTAATCTAACTTTGGCGTCGCCTGTAGAGCTTCCTGTGGACTTTACGTTCGTAACCATATCCCCAGATACTACAAGTATGCGACAGGCTTTGACTAGCAATCTATCTCAGTTCTTTGTGCAGTCTACTACGATGGGTTTCAAATCTTCTAACCTTTTAAAAGAACTTAACTACCGAAGAATTATAGAAAGCACAATAGATCCTAGTTCAGGTAAAGTGCTAGCTGACTACACTTTGGCTTCGCCTGTAGGGAATATAACAGTAGGTGACGAAGAATTGCCGACGTTAGGAGGGGTTAGCTTTTAATATATGAATATACAAGATTTTAATCCTAGGTCTACCTACGAGCAGACACAAGGTCTAGCTAATCTACTTCCTGTAGGAGAAGTTTGGAAAGCTAAGAATATACAAGACTCTGTGCTGCGTAGATTTTTAGCGTCGTTGTCTAAAGAAGTTAACCGAGCGGAAGGAGCAGCCTATGGAGAGGCTAGGTCATTCATACCTAACGAGGATACTACCGATGTAGTCCCTTGGGAGTCTTTTGTTGGTATCCCTACTGGGTGTTTTGATACTAACTATTCAGAAAAAGAAAGACGTATTAATGTTATTATAAAACTAGGATATTTGAATTTACAAACTCTTCAAGACTACTATGACCTAGCGGATAAGTTAGGAGTAGTTATAAATACTGTAGATGTTACAAGCACCCCAGGTACCATAATTATAAGTGTAGTAGATTTAAACCCTGATAACGTGTTCAATTTATATTTTGACTCTGCAAATGATCCAGTAGACGGGGCTTTTGTCTTTGGTTCTAGGACTGGACAACTTTACGAGTGTCTAGTGAGGAATTATAAGTCAGTATTTTTTGACGTACTGTTTACAAATTAAAATAAGGATTGATTAAGAATGGAGCAAGTACCTGACAAAGTATTGGGAAATTTATTAAGTTCGGCAGAGTACAATAATGGGACTAATAAAGAACTTAAAAACTGTATCACTGAAACCGGACAGAGTTTTAGCACTACTAACTTGAAGCAAATAGTACAAGCTATGAATATAATAGCTTCTAACAGATCTACGCTTAAAGAACAAGCTGCGTCTACTGGAAGTGCCTACGTAGTGGCTTCTTATCAAAACGGGGTAGAACCTCTACAATTCCTAAGACCGGGAGCATATTTTAGACTTAAGATCACTAATGCCAATACTTCTAGTACACCTACTATATCTTTCAACGGAGTATCAGGGACATTTAACATAACTAATAAAGACGGGTCTGGTATAGCTATAAATTTATTTAAAACAGGCGATATTATATCCTTTGTGTATGACGGGGCTAATGTTCTATTAGAAAATAATAACCAGATAGTTAACGAAAAAATAATTAACACTAGCAATATTTACGTTGCGACTTCGTCTACACCTAACGTATATAAGTTAGCTAATTTAGCAGCTAATCCTGATACGTACTATGATGGTTTGGTTGTCAGATTTAAAGCGGTGACCACTAACACAGGCTCGGTAAGTTTTAATATCAACGGGTTAGGAGACATACCGGTAGTGAATTCTTTAAGTGATTTAGTAGCTGGAGACATTTTAGCTGACGACTTAATAGAAGCTGTGTACCTTACTGGATCTTCCGCTAAGTTTTACATAACTAAACAGACCTCTCCTACCCGACTTAACGCATCCAACCAAGTTGTAGCTAAAGACAATACGAATACAAGCCATGTTATAGCAGGCATTAACAACGGTGGGATGGACTTCGTAGATACACCATCTCTATACACTAGGACACTAAAACAAAAAAATGATAAAGGGCATACTACACTTTCGGCTAGCTACAAAGATGTAGTTATACAATTATCGCCTATAGCTTCATACTCTACTACTTTCTTATATACAATGTATGCTTACGAGCCAATACCGTTTAAGATAACTTTTAAAGCAGCACCGGGGGAAGTATTTACACGAAATGGAGTAGATCATACTGAATATACTTTAAATCTAACTACTTACTCTAATGCTATTTTTACTTTATCGTTCCTTAGTCTCTCTCGTGGTTTAATGCTTTCGGGTAATGATGGGGCAACAGAGGGGGTTCAAGGTCTGGCAAGAATAGCTACTCAAGCTCAAGTTAACGCTGGGACTGATGACCAAGCCTATGTAACTTCTAAAACTTTAGAAGATAAAGGAACTTTTGTGGGGCTAGACGCAGTATATCCGATAGGTAGTGACTATTTCAATTCTAAGTCTAACTTTAGCATTGCTAATCTTCCTGGAGCTGTCGCAGGATTTGTTTGGACACCTATCCCTGACGATTGTGTGGTTCAAACTACCACCTCTGCGTCTTCAGTAGGATTAGTTGCGGGGGAGTCCGCGACTAGTGGTAGTACGCAAGGTCATCTAGTGACTACCGCTGAAATAGAAGAGCATACCCATTTCATAGCTAGAAAAGAGGAAAACTATGGCAATGCAGGAGTGACAAGAGGAGAAACTGGTCGAAGTGTTATAGATTGGATGGATGCTCCGTCGCCTGGGGGAAACAGCTACATCTTGGCTAGCTCTAAACTCCCCGGCGCTACAGCAAATGTAGGGTTAACTAGCAAATCTGGAGGAGGTCAAGAGCATTCTCATAAGCTTGGACTACAAACTTACAGAACCCGTGGTTGGACTAGAACCGCTTAACAACTTTATAAGGAACTAATATGACAACTTTTACATTAGATACAGGGACTTCAGAGTCTGACGTTTTTACTCACAAGGGTGGTGTATTGCAAATACAAGCCTCCGGGGTGTTCGGCGGAGCTACTTTAAAATTTATAGTAATGAATGGTACCGAAGAAATAGAAGTTTCTGATTTTAACATGATAGCACCTGATGTACTGTCTACACCTTTTTTAAATGCTGGGTCTTTATATAAATTAAAAGCAGACTCGGCGACAGGTACCACAGTTATAAACCTAACTTTATTTTAAAAGGAAAAATATTATATGAGTAATTTATTCGGTAAACCCTTTGGGTCTTCTTCAGGAAGTGGAGGTACTGGCGGTATTGTATCCGTAGATGGAAACGATGTTGTTTTAGTAGAAAATTTAGTTATAACTCCAACAACTGGTGAGTTTGCATTTACACAACTTACAATTACGACTACAAAAACAACAAATGTCGGTGATATATTCGAGATAAATGCAGGAGTTATGTGCATATTTACAGACAAACTGAAAATGGCAGGATTAATTGAAGGTAGATACTCGATAAATGGCGGTGCTTTCACAAGTTTTGGTGCAAGTTCAGAAATAAACGGTAATAGTTCTGCAACAATTTTAAAGGGGTCTGCAAACTTATATACTACACTTAAAGCTACGTCATCTATACCAAGTGGACAGTTAGCTATCAGAATATATGTTAAAACTAATAGTCTAAGCTCGAGAACAATGGTAGAAAAAGGTTGTTATCTTTACGTTAAACACACGTCTAAAACTTAAGTAAATGGCTATATCTTAATGCACAAAAATAACTGGGATTATTTAATCTTTTCAATAACAAAAACAATAGGAAGTATAATTATGTTTTCAATTTTAAAAACTTTATTATTCAACACTAAAAATGTAACAGCAGGTAAAAGAAAGATAATATTATTTATTGTTTGTGGTATGCTTGTTTTAAATCTTCTAGGCACATATAGAAATATACATACTTTACTTATGCATAATAATTTCACAAGTAATTTTTTTCTTGCTCTTGACATATCACAATTAATGTTTTTTTCTGTGCTGTATCCAATTATTCATTATAGAATAAGTTTAAGCAATAAAGTTACAATAGCAATGCTAACTATATTGACAGCTTTTTTAATGTTAAATTCATACAGCTTTTTTATAAACTTTTCGTATTTTAAATATGAAGGACTAATAATATTTTTATTTTGGTTTATAAATAACTCTGCAATGATGTCTTCATCTTTATTGTTTGGATTTATGGCTATAGTAAACAAAGACAAATTAGTTCAATGAAAACTAAGAAAGATAAAAGCTTGAAAACTAGCAAATTTAGTATTGACAGTTTTATATCTTTAATAGTTAATTATAAAAAGAATATCACTATTATATCTTTTATTGTAACATTCTTCCTTGGCGTGTTTGTTTACACCCAAAAAGACTTTTATTTTTATGTCATGTACGGAATATTTAAAACAGAAGAAAAAATTATTAACAATAAAAAAGATTTAAAATATTATGATGTAGTAGTGTATGATGCATTTTGTCACTCTGTAACTTTTGATATTTATATGCATTTTGAGTCGTTAACTAACAGATTAAAAGTTGACAACGATTGCAGGGCAATAAACAAAGCTTATGCTAGTTTAAAGCCGATCACTATTGTTTAGTTATTTTGGCTTTTATCTTTTTATAAATAACTTTAGGGTGGGGTAATACCCAGAACAATAGAGCTATCAATAAACCTACTATTATTGATATTATTATCTGCATAAAATTACTTTTATTCACAGTTATATTTTGCCCTTGGAAGTTATCTTGATTATTGCCTGCAACTTTGCCAAGATTATTTTTTATTTTCGTATCTGCACCATTTAATTTATTATTGCCTTTCTGTACATTCACATCAGTTTTAACATTGACGCCACTCGACGACTTGCTACTTGGTATTATTGAGCTTATAACACCTAAAGCCGAGCAACCACAGATCAAACCTATCAATACGATTAATATTAACTTTTTAGCGTTGCCAATCATTTCTTTACCTCGCCGTTTGAAGATAGCATATTTTTTAGTTTTCTTCTAAAAATAAACATAATAAGTATCAATATTATCACAAAGAATATAGAAAAGTAAAGTGGCGTAAAATAGTTTATGTTTTTAGCTGTTTGTGCAGTGGCAGTTGGTGATTGATTTAAAGCATGTTTATGCTGTTGTAGCGAGCTTAAACTTTTAAGCGTTGATATATCATTGTTTTTAACACGATATGGGCTACATGAAGCCATTACACACATTAAAGTTAATAATGCTATTAGTGATAATATTTTAGTTTCCATGGTTTAGTCCTTTGTTAAATGCATTGTCTGTATTACTCACACAAACATTTAATTTCTGTTTTAATTGTAGCCAATCTCCTTTTTTAATAATTCGACCTCCTTTGGATTTTTCTATATATTGCAGCATCTTCATGTCTAATGTATGTTTGTAAATATATTTGTAATCCTATATGTCCACTAAACTCAGTAAGTAGTGTTGGTGTTGTGTGTTTCATACCTGTTTGGGTAAGAATATGATTAAATGACGCAATTATATTTTCTAATATTCTTCGACAAGAAAAACCGTAATATAAATCTTTCATACCAATCATATGGCTATCTTCCTGCGGTTCTTTGCTATACTCTCGCATTATAGTATCATCTATATTATCAAATTTACTATTTTTAATTATAGTTTCAAAGACTTCATGTAACTCGGATACTGTTTCTTCAACAGTTTTTCTATTTTTACTTATTTTAATCATATCAATTTACTCTATATTGTTAAACTTTTTAAACATATAGTTATTGCAATACTCATCGTTATACTTACAATATAAACTAACTTAACTTGCAAATCCAAAGGTGGATTGTAAATAATAGCTATAATTGCAATGACTATTAAAAGCATTAAAGTGTTAGATATTAGTTTCATTTTATCACCACGCTATTAAAATTATAATTTAGACCGTTATCTACACTTTTTATTCTATTTTGTGTTTTAGCTAATTCTTCGCCAGTTAATTTGACAGTATGCTTAACTGACAATCCTTTGTTAATAAAGTAGTCTTCTCCCAATATTTCTAAAGCTGGGTCTATTGCTCGGTAGTGCTCACTGTTGAGTTCGCTGCTATCTTCTATTAGGGTATACGGATTACACCAGATTACAAAGGGGTTGCTGTCGTCCATGTATACTACCTCGCAACAATATTTTTCTCTTATTTCTTTGTCCGCAATGCCTAGTCTTGTCTTGTAAGCTTCAATAGATACTACGAACCCGTCGTCTATGTCGGGAGCTTTAGATAACCATGTTCTTTTGTAAATAGACTTTTCAACATACCTTGATTTTTCTAAGGCTTTAAAATCTCTATTTTTCATTTGTTCAATAGCTTCATCTCTTCCTTTTTTATAATTCGGATATTTTGCTAGATATGCTTTTGCATAGGCTTCGCTAACTTCTTTATGGTTTTCTTTAATATATTTTCCTACACCCACAAGTTCTGTTTTTATTATTTGCATTTTTAAAACTCCATACATTTGTGTATAGTTATCGTACTGAAGCTATCTAAGTCAATAAGTCTGCATATCTTGCTCAAACCATATTTAGATGCTTTACTTTCTGTTATATTGAATATAGCTTTTGTATTATCCATCGTATCGCTTACTCTTATCACATCTTCCATTTATTTTTCCTTTTTTGCTTTCTGGTTTAACTTACAAGATTAATTATGTACTAATTAAATTGTAAAGTAAATACTTTATTTATCTTTTAGTGAAATGTTTTTTAAATAACACGTTGGCAGAATTTAAAGAAGCTTTTGGAACCCTTGGAGATCCTTCAACTTGTTTACGGATAGGTATTGAGGAGTCTGAACCGTTTTTCAGTAGTACCGGTGGGCATTTCTTGCACACGGTTTTGGGTAATTTTTTAGTAGAGGTCAATATCCCGGTGCCGCAGCTTAAACATCTCAAAACGACTTTAGGGTTTATATAGTCCATTACTTCAAGATTGTTGTGCGTGCTACCTTTTATAACGCATATATCTCCGTGTTCTATTGTAACTACCCGGTGCATAACCCCCAGTTTTTCATTTTCTATCTTTCTGCAAGAATTGCATTTAGACATCTTCTCTATTTCGTTACATTGTTTGATTATTCTAGCGTTACATTCGGTGCATTCTAATTCAATTTTTTTCACAGGTTTATATTCTGATACTTTTACGGCTTTAAAAGTGTGGTACAGGCTACCCTCTAAAATCTTAGCTTTTAGAGTACGTGGGTGGAATTTATGTAGTATCCTGATGCCATCCTCGTACTCTAGGAAGTTCTCGGTGTCCCTATGACATTTTACGCATCTTTTTTTTTTGGATATATGGTGTGGAACTGTTTTACTTTTGTACCCACACTTTGTACATACCAGAGATATAGCTTTGTAGGTAGTAGTTTTATCACGTTTATGAAGAACCCCGGTAGCTAGATGGTCATTATATATTTCACCCTGGGCGATAACCCCTTTAACCTTGTTTTTAAAAGTATGTAATATTATCCGAACCATTTTAATCCTCCTTGTTTTAATTTATTATCTTCTAAAACTTCTAATATATTGTTAGCTACTTTACATTTTGTGCAAGAAAATCTAGCAGAGGCTACAGGTAGCTTGGTGATAGTGTAACTACATTCTACACATTCAAGTTGCATATATTTAACTCTGCTATTTTTCCTTATAATGTTTATTGCTTTAAAGTCTCCGTAAATATCATCTTTTCTTATTGTGTACCCCGAACGCAACCTGTGAATTACTGTGTCTTTGATTGCGGGCGATAGTTTATAAGTTGTGTTTTTCATTATTGTTAAATTATTCATTAAATATACTCTCCCTCTATTATAACAATCACTACATTCCACACAATCAGTGCATCGTGTGCATTCCCCTCACCCTTTATTTGTTTTATTGTCTTCTATATAATTGGTATATTCTTTTGCCAATTTTAGAGATACCCCATTTATTTCTTTATCTTCTCTTTTGTCAAATTCTTCATAGTTTTTAAATATTTCAGTTCGCATTTTATTCTCCATTACCTTATAAATTTTCCTTTATTTGCCATTTATGCTCGCATTTAATATATAAGTTTAAAAAGTGGTGCATGCCAAACTTAACATCTCCAATAAATACTATATCCCCCTTATCGTCCCGCAGCAAAATGCTTTCGTTAGTATAGTGATGCTTGGCTGCACAAGGGGTATTAGTTTTTAAGCTATAGTTTTTAAAAATTTCACTTCCGTATTCTCGCTGTGTAACATAATCAAACTCTGATATGTATAGCCCACTAATATTAAGCTTTTCAAGCAATGTCATCTGTTCGTCTACTACAATCTTATTCTCTGTCTTGACAGGGCAATAATCCCATTTCATACGATATTCAGTAAAGCTTTCTTTGTTATAAGTTGGAAGTTGGTAGGCTACAGCTATAATATAAGAACCATCTTTAAAATGTATGTGATCCCCATCAGTTATATGCATGTCTAGGTACTGTCTAAGAGTATAGTGTTCTGCCAGCTGAGTGTTGAAAACCCCTATAACTTCTTCTATAGTTTTACGATAACCTTTGAATGCGTTTAAAATACTTTCATAATTTTTCTTACGCATTTTATTCTCCTTTATTAAACAAATCATTCATCATAACAATGAGTACGCCTATTACATTAGTTCCAAGAAAGCCAATCAGCGCTATCAAAACGCTATTATCTAAGAACTTATAGCCAAACGATGTTAATATCCCATTCATGCTAATTAAAGTGAATACAGCAAGACTATGAGCGATAGTAAAAACTACTATAAATTTAATATAATATGTTTGTTCTGCAAATCTTGTTTTGTGTTCATCTGTTGTCATTTTGTTTATTCCTTTTTTAACTTACTTCATTATATAAATCTAAAGCCGTTTGTAGCTGTTTATCTAACTTGCCATTTTCTATTTTTTGGATTTCTTCGATCAATATGTTTGTCTCTACCATAGACAAGAATGAGAAATTAATGTCAGGTAAATCCTCACCATCAAGAAATAAACTTACTTCATAGGTGGGTTTACAACACAGACAATTATTACCTATCACAGCGTGTATGCTATAACTATTATCAAAATCCATAGTAGCAATTAAGCTATCGGATTTTAAGTTGGGTCTGAATAACAAACTTTCAATTCCTATTTTCATTTTATTTTTCCTTTTTTGCTTTCTGATTTATCTTTTAATCTCTTCTTCAAGACTGTGAGTTCTAGTTTCAACGTTGTATTTTTTAACTCTAGAGATGAAATAGTTAGTTTTAAAAGTTTTGTTTCAATATTTTCTTTCATTTTATCTATTCCTTTTAAATGATACTTCGCCAGAGTTTAGTTTTTCTGCAAGCTTATCTGCAACATTTCCACTCATGTATACCCCTCCTGCATTTCTTCTAAACACATGATCCGTATAATGTTCGTCACCATAATGATGAATGAAATATAGACCCTCCATACTTTCCATACGCTCATCAATATCAAAATCAGGGTCATGTTCCCTTACATATGCAGACTTTATACTATCTTCATATTTTCTGTCGGCTTCTTTTTCTGCTATGTCTAGTTGGTCTAGCGTGAAGTAGTTGCCACAGTTTATAAATTCCATTATTTGCTCTTTAGTCAACCATCTGGTATGCAACATTCTAACTCCAAATGTATAATCTATAATATAAAATTCCCTGTTAAAATTAATATTAGATACATCAGGACTCCAAACTTTAGATTTATTTAATTCTACTTGATATGCTTCATTAGCATTGTCTAGTGTTGCTTTTAATTCTTCTAATTTAGTCATTTTATTTGTCCTTTTATTAGTTGTTAAGTTAAGCTAATACTTGTTTAATACCCATCTTATATTTTCACAATCATTACAATGCTCACAAAATTCACAATGTTTACAATTCCAACACCCTTTATTTGTTTTATTTTGTTCTACATAATTACTATTTCGTTTAACAAATCCTTCAGAAACTCCATTAATTGATTTATTTTCTCTATTTTTAAACTCTCTATAGCTTTTAAATATTTTAGTTTCCATTATTTAGTCCTTTGTTAAATGCATTGTCTGTATTACTCACACAAATATTTAATGTCTTCATAGAAAATTGTATCTTCATGTACTACCTCTATGTCTATTTCATATACCCCAGCTTCGTCATGGTCAGTAGTTACGGTTATTTTAAAATCATATTTTTTCATTAAGTTTTTAAATGCTTTAACTGCCTTTTCTAACTTAATGTTGCCCTTTGCATCTCGCTTCTTTTCTTTGATATATTTGTCTAGTCCATTAACCTCTGTTACTTCTTTTAACTCTGCAACCACTTTATTGTGTCTCTTCTTGCTCACTAGCATTTCTATTTCCCATTTTTAGGTGTTGTTAAAAACTTATTTAAAATACTTTTTTTGTTGTTTGGTAATGAAGTTACAAACTCTTTTCTAAATACCCTATCTTCAGCCACTATTTCTAATTGTTTAAGCAATAATTCTCTTCTAATTGTTTTAACATCTTGTTTCATTTTATTATCCTTTTTTAAAAGTTAGTTGTGCAACAATGTATTAGTTAAATATTCATCTATGTCTATATGGTCGTCGATAGTAGTGAGTACTGTGCCTACATCTTCTCCATAATCTTTTATCAAGTATTCTTCAAAACTTTGTGAGTTTAGCTCAATCCAGTTTTCTCCGGGATTGTCGAAAGTCTCTTTTTGTATGTGGTGTTCATATTTAACTTTATCATTTAATATAGCTTTATCTATTATATTCTTACAAGCAGTTTCTAATTCTATCATTTCATTCTCCTGTTTAACTTACAAGATTAATTATGTACTAATTAAATTGTAAAGTAAATACTTTTTATAATTATTTATAAAATTTTTTAAGTGCAACTATCTTGGTAGGCATATAAACAGTCCAAAAAACTTCTTTGATTAGTTTCTTTAGAAGCTAGACGCATGACTATCGCTTCGTCTACTGTGTCTTTCATTATCAATAAATGATTTCTTACGTCGTGTTTTTGACCCTGGCGGTGCAATCTGCCTATTAATTGATGATATAACTCCCAACTGTCGTCTAAACCATACCATAAGATGTTTCTACCTCCGCTTTGTAGGTTCAAACCGTGGCTAGCGCTTCTAGGATTACACAATAGAACATCCAGTTCTCCATTGTTCCAGGATTTTTCATTCTCAGCGAATTGTTGCTTAGATGTACCTGACCCGATATGGGCGAATTTATATTTTTTCTTTTGTAGCGCGGTAGTTAAGGTGTAATAATCTTGGCGAAACATATAAGCCACTAACAATGGTTCGCCGTTTAATGACTCTATGAAATCTAGTAAATAATCTAGCTTTAAAGTGTGTATATGTTGGACAGTTCTACCTATGTCGGCGCTTCGGTTGTCGTGTTCTGTTGGAGTATAATATTCTTCATCATTGTGGTATAAAAACCCTTGAGTAAGCTGCCTACATTTTTGTGACAACGCCACGGCTGAAAAAGCTTCTATACCTTTTTCTTTAGTTTCGTCTAGACTAAAGAACATAGACTTCTGAAATTCAAGATATTGTTTTCTAAACTTAGCCGGCATATTTATATAAATTCTATTTTCTGTTAATTCCGGCAGTTTAGGCAATTCTGACTCATCTATTCTATAGGTCAGATGCTGTACCGCATTCACTATTTTTTCTGAGGCACCCGGTTTCAATTCATATTTCTTAAAAGTATATCCTGACTCTTGGAAGTACGCGGACTTGAACCCTGATATAGTCTTGCCTAGGCTTTGCCCTCTGTCTAGATTAAAATACTGAGCCCATAGATCTAGATAAGAGTTAGGGCTAGGAGTTGCGCTTAACAAAATTACATTCTTGACCCAGTTTGTAAGTTTTTTAACAACTCTAAACCTCATAGTAGACCAGGCTTTCAGTTTACTTGACTCGTCAAAAACTATAGTATCAAATTTTAAAATTTTAGAATTTATGCACAAATGTGTCAGCCATTGAAGCCCCTCATAATTTATTAGATATATGTCTACGTCGCCGTTTAGGTATTCGGTTTCCTTATTTTTACCATGTAGTACTGAATAAGTTAAGTGGTTAAAATTACTCCATTTTTTTATTTCTCCCGTCCAAGTAGAGTATACTATCGGTAGTGTTCCTACAATTAATACTGACTTAGCTTTAGGATTTTTTCTAGCTTCTACAATCCTGGATAAAGTGCAGCTAGTTTTTCCTGCCCCCATCGGTAACCACAGCGCGCATCTAGGTATGGTAGAGAGGTACTCAATGGCTTTCTTCTGGTAGTCCCAGGGTTTAAAAATCTTCATCTGTTCCTCCAACATGGTGGTCACCAACTCTATTTAATTTTTTAATCTCTTCGGTGATCTTATGCAGTTGTCCTATTAATACTACGTTTTGCTGGGACAAAGCCGATAAGAGATGTATAGTAGCCCTGTCTACCGAAGATACCGACATCTTGGCTGCAATTTTGTCTACCTTAGAACCTAGGGTGTCTAGCCCCATGTTACTCAAAATAGTTTTAAAAGATGCGTATTCCTGGGGTTCTAAGTCTAAAAAATCATATTTTTCTTTAAAATTGTCCAGATTTTTATCCTTAATTTTTTCGTTTAACTTTACATTATTTTCTTTAGCTTTTTCTAAAGAATTAGCTATATTTTTTTCTATGTTTTTAAAAAATTTCATCACAACTTCCTTAGTTTTTGCGCTTCCATCATAAGAGGTATATCCTCCATGGTGTCTAAAATATATACGTCGAACCCTAACCGCTTTAACCTTGTATGCTCTCGCAGTTGTGCAGCGTTGGGGACTTCCCCTGGGGCTTTACATTCTACAAAGAACGCTCTGCCGTGAGGTTGTAATATAATTCTATCAGGAGCGTTTTTAACTCCGACACCTTGTAGTTTGTAGGTCTTGTACCCATTTTTTAAACACGACTTTCTTAATTCTGCTTCTATCTTGCTTTCTCTCATTAAATTCTATTTAAATACTCCAAAATGTTTGCATAGTTCTATGTATTGATCGTTTATCTTGTCTAGATGCTTTTTTCTATATTTTTGTAGAATTCTATGTAAAGTATCTGAACGTTTTCTAGTACTTAACTCTACATACATACATTCCGCTAAAAAATCTGAGTCCTTGTGTCGTATTACGTCCAAAATAGGCTTAACTCCTAGCTCAGTATGTAGCAATTCATATTGTTCTTTAGAAATAGCTACGTCTCTTAAAAAAGTAGTATTAACTAAATCTTTTTGCATTTTATTGTATATCCTTTTAGTCTTTTCTATATCTGTATGAACAAAATCCTTCAGCCCCTAGAGGTAGTGACTTAGCCCACGGTGGATTAGCTAACATTAATTCTGTTTGTCGGGCTAATTCTTCTTTTTTGTCTAATTCACACACTATTTCATCGTGTACGTGAAAAGACACTTTAAAATCATTGTCCATAAGTTGTTTTATCGCATACATTAATAAATCCCTTGCGGCTGCTTGGCATATATTCTCTACTAATTTACCTCCCCAGGTTCTTTCTGACCACCAGTTAATCCCTTTCTCAGCGGTATACTGTAAAGCTCCGTCATGGACTTTAGCTTGAGGGTAGCATAAAGTTCTACCGCTGGGCAGTTTGCAAAATAAATCACCTCTTATAACTTTGTATACTACCGTACCGAACCTAGGATTTCCAACTTTGTACGCCCTGCCTTGAGACCATACCGCGTTCTTAGCCGCATTCTCTAACTCACGCCATAGTACGCAAATATTAGAATACTTTCTCCTAAAAATGTTTATATGTTGTGACGCCTCTTGCTCAGTTAAAGCTACTCCTAAAGCTTCTGCATATCTTAGTAGTCCTTTCGCAGAAAGTCCAAAACCCGCACCCAATGTCACAGGTTTACATATAAATCTTTGTTGTTTAGTTACGTCTTCATACTTTACTTTGTATATCTCGGTAGCCATATCTTTGTATTGATCGAAACCTGCTTCAAAGTTATCTAAAGCTTCTTTATCTCCCGCAAACCAACACACCAACCTATTCTCTATACTAGAATAATCTACTACGCCTAGTATCCCGTCCGGGGGGGCTATTATAGACTGTCGTAACCCCTCGCTCAACACTTTTATTATAGAAGTGTCTATATCGCTGAGAGTATTTATATCCCCTTTTTTAATCGCTGATATAGCTTCTGCAGATAGTTCTTTACCTCTAGGGTAATTATGTATCTGGACTCGTCTACCTGCAAATCTTCCTGTTCTTGTTGCACCTAAGAATTGAATAGTCCCTTGTATTCGGTTTTCTGTGCTGCACCCGTTAGCCATGACTTTGTATTTGGCTACACTACTTAGCCCTAAATTTTGTCGTATTTTTAAAGCTTTAACAGCCAAGGAGTCCGGAGAAACTTCTGTCTGATCTCTTAGGTACTCTTGTATAGTGGCTTTCTGTAAATTTAAAACATTACATCCCTGGGTTTTTAACCACGATATAAATACGCTGACTTTTTTAGCGGAGTCTACCGCACCCTGCGTAACTTCTTTTAATTCTTGTAGTTGTAATCTCTCATATTCTTTTACTAAAGACACCGCGCCTGAGCAGTATTCTTTATCTATCAAAAACCCTCTTGAATTTATTAAGCTATCGTAGCTCCAGTAGTTTTGTTCTTCAGGAAGTATATTCTCACTAGGTAGATGGGCTACAATAGTTCTCTGACTGACTACATCTTGTTTGCAGTAATCAATTAGTTCTACAAAAGCTTCTTTATCGTCCTTTGGTAAAATTCGGGTGGAGAGGTTCGTCAAAGTAGGCTTTCTGGGTATGCTAAATTTCCTCAATAGCGCTTTACCTTTTAAACTCTTTAAACGCTCTACAGGGAGACCAAGAGCCTGACCGCATCTTTGCAAAGATAAAGGTCTAGCAAAATAAGCGGCTACCGCCATATCGTCCACCCATATAGATACCGGTACGTCTGGGAAGTTATATTTCTTAGTTGCTACATTCTCCCATATAGCTCTTTCAAAATTAGCATTCCAAGCGCGCAGCCTGCATTCATTAGAATTTATTAAGGACACCAATCTCTCAAATTGTTTAGTGTCTGTAGGGTAACAGTCGTTATCGCTACTCCACACGTAGGTTTCTTCTTCCTTTCCAAAAGAAAAAGCCATGCAGAGTACCTCACAAGACTCGTGAGAAGAATATAGCCATACACCCTGAGTTATGTCCTCTGAACAATATGTTTCAAAGTCTATGCTTACATCTATCATTTTAGTTCCTTTTATACTTCAAAGTCATCAGGATTAGTAGCGTCTACTTCAGACTCAAAATCTTTAAATTCATCATCAGCAACGATTGCGTCTTCTGGGTTTTCTGATGATAAGCGTTCACCATCTTTAACAAAACATAGTCCTCTAACGCTGGCGTTAAAATCTGCGGCTTTTAATTTACCTTGAGTAGCATTAGAGGCTTCGGCTAATGTTCTAGCGTAAAGATCTAAAGATACCGCGATGTATGCTCCTGGATAAAATTTTATAGGCATTTCCTCCGAAGATAGTTCTTTTAATCCGTTTGCTTTAGAGTTTGTATAACCTTTAGGAACTTCTTTACTTCCAGGTCTTATAAAGTTCTTTTCGTAAGTATTTTCATAATATTCATCGTCTCCTTTACGTAATAGAAAGTCTTTTATAGGTCTAGGTATAGATTTTTCATTCCCAAATTTTTCTAGCAAGCATGCTTTTTTAGCTTTTTTTAATTTCTCGGTGTTTTCTTCGTCCATTACTATTTGAACACGATATTTATCTTGATCAGTTTTCTTTTTGAACATATTATTTAATAAACGTCCAGATACGGTCACTTTAGTATTAGCCATGATTATATTTCCTTGTAGGTTGTTGTAGTTTATAGGTTTTCAAAGTCTGTAGATACATCGTCTACTGACTTTCTTCTATCAGACTCTGCTGCTGCTGTTAGCCCTCCTAGGGGTTTGGTCACTATGTCTCCTTCTAGTTTTTTAAATTCTTGTTTACCTACTAATTTCTCCGCTTTAGTGATAGTTATCAATTTCTTAGAATATAAGTCATCTCCATCTACTACATAGTCTTTTAGAGTATTGTACGCTAACGTTTCATCTGCCCATCGCCTTTGGGTGTTTGCCCTTACTAACTTCATTCCAGGTATTTTATGCCCTGATTTTAATTTTTCACAAGCATTTTCTTCGACTTTTTCTAAAAACTTAGTCAGTAGCCCTTTCTTATCTATAAAGTCGGATAAATCTGCGTCAGACAAAGTATTTTCTACTATAGCTTTATCTATTAAAGGTTTAAAAGACTTGGATAAAGGTTTGCAAGATCCTACAAAATTACACCAAGTACACCATGAACCTGATTTAAATTTAGGCAAATTTAGAACTTGTTCGGCTTTTTTAGTCACTTTGTCGCCGAAAGATAGCACTTCTTGTAGTGTGTATTCCATACTTTTTATATTGTATATACGAGGTTGAAAAATATGAGTTATGTACTTTTCAGAAGCGTAGGAGGTACATCCTAAACTATACATAAGTAACTGAGAATTATTGTAGACATTTACAAAACCTTTGCCGTATTTTAGATCTATGATGTGCGTTTCATCTTCATTAGATATTATACAATCTGCAGTACCAAAACCCTCAGGAGCATAGGCGGAATAATCTACTGTTTTCTCTAAATATATTTTACTATTAGGTTTAATTAAACCCAGAACATAGTCCGAATAACCCTCAGCGTGTTTCTGCATTTCTTCGTTATTATACCGAGCTATGTTCTGGTCGTAGTCTTCGTCAGATATTGTGAGTTCATCCAGTGAAGTCACCAGTGTGCAGTTCAACAACTTTTCTTGAGACTTTAACTCGCAAAAAAGTTTATATGTAGCATAATAGTGACAAGCTGTCCCCTCTGCAGCATAATCAAATTTATTAGTATATTTTGGCTTCTTAACTATATCTTGTACATGCGGGCTAGCTGTACAGTTTAGCCACCTCTTAGAAGCTGAAGCTGAAAATAATTTACTATGTTTCATATTTTTCCTTGTAACCTTTTAGTTGGGGTTGGTATTGTCTACATAAATTCAAAAAAGCGACAAACTATACTTACGTAATGTTTAGTATCTCCTGTCGTTTTATCGGGGTATTCAGTAGTCTTAATTCTTCCTTCGATATATAATTTTGTACCTTTCTTACCATAGTCTCGCATAACTTCTGCGCTTCTACCGAACATAGCTACATTATGTCACTCTACTTCATCTGTAATTACCTCCTGTATGTTTATTCGTACACGTGTAGTTCGTGGCTACCGTTAAATTGGATATAACACAGCCATTAGCTGAAGTAACCCTTCTAGGATCTGCTCCTAGTCTTCCTACAAGTATTACTTTGTTTATGGTACCTTTTGACATTTTATTCCCCGTTTAGTTATCTCTTTGTTATACAGTTACAACACTGTTATCATAACTAAATTTTATAGTCGTATTGTCTGCCAGGTAGGTATATGTTATTGAAACCGGTACACTACCTCTACCCTCGGAGTCACTCGTATAGTTAGGAGTTTCGGTTGCTAAACCCATTTCAACTAAATCTTCTATCATATGTCTTAGGGTTATCCCCTTGTATTCCCTAACCATACAAATAAAAATATCTTTAGTATGTATTCTTTTTAGGAACTCAAAACTCAAAACATTTGCCCAGTTTGAACCTTGTTCTTCATCTATTTCTTTGTAAAATATTTCATCAAACCTGCCTATACAATATACTTTAGTTTTAAATAAATCTACTTCGGGTCTAAATCCATACTTCACAAAGTCGTATAGATTGTTTATTTCTATAGCTCTTAAGTTTTTTATATAGTTATCAGTCTTGAAGAAACATGTACCATCTGTATATAATTTCATATCTTGTACCTACTTTGAAAAATTTATTATTGTAGTAGTTCTCGCGACTTTATGTACATTTAAAGCGTCCTGTTTATCTAATTTATCTGCCAATAATTGAGCTAAGGCACTATTTACTAATTTAATAGTAAGTTCTTGAGTTAGTTTATCTTTTCCGTCAGTTCCTGTTAGTTCTTTTGCTTGTTCCAATACAGGCTTTACAAAAGACTCTATTTGTTCTTGTGTCATATTGTCTGTTATTTGTTGTACTTTAATTGCTTGGTGATTATTCATTTTATTTTTACTTTTTTGCTTTCTGGTTTAACTTACAAGATTAATTATGTACTAATTAAATTGTAAAGTAAATACTTTTTATAAAATAATTTAAAATAATTTTTATTAGATAGTTTTAATAGGGGTTGGAGGTATTGTTTGATACCGGTTAAGAGTGTAAGTCAAAGCAACAAGGTCATAAAAGACAGTTTTTGAACTTAACCGGTAATATCAAGTATACGTTAATACTCCATAAAAGTAAAGGTTTTATTTTAAACTTTTTAGGTGATTTGTTACGTGGTCACCACACATGTTGCCATATACAGATTTTTCGTTATCTTTTAAAATTTCTTCTAATTCGGACTCTACTAGCATTAAATAGCACCTTAGATCTCTTATATCGTCTAATAATGTTTCCGGGTGAATATTTTTTAAAGTTTCTGATATTCGTATGGCGTCAAAAATGTTATAGCTATTGTTTTGTACCTGGTTCTCTATTCTATCCCATTTCCGGGCTAACATCATAAATGCTCCTACTCCTCCTCTCTTTTTCCAAGAGTCCCCGTAGGTTTTGCCTTTTTCTACTAAAGTGTGGAGGTCAGAGTTTTGCATACTTATCAGTATTTTTCTAGTTTTTTCTTCCATTATATTTTCCTTTTTGTTGTACTTTCTTAAATTCGTGTTAGGATACTTTTTTGTTAAGTCTAGCGGTTTTTTTTCTTTCTCACCACCTTACACACGCTTCAGACCATTCATACGGAGGTAATTCTTCTTGTAAGATGCGTATAGCTTTGTCTATATCTTTTCCTACTTTGTATACGTAGTAAGCTTTTAACATATGTGACAAACGTATGCAAAATTCATTAGTCAAGTTTAATTTGCTCATGTCCATTTTAACAAAATTTTCTAGGCAATAATCAAAGCCCATAAAAAATCTACACAAATCTGAGTCGAGTTTTTCATATTTTATCAAGGTTCTAAGATGGCTGTGGTGTTTATAGGAACTAGATGGATCTGAAAATAATTGTTCGGTCTTGGGGTTTTCTAGGTAAGTGTGTAAATTGCAAGATACCATATACATGGAGTTCGTGGCAAACCCTGCACCATCGGCGACATATTGGTGGATAGCGTTAAAATGTACTGGATTGGTTCCTGTAACACCGCCCCATATAGCATCGTTAGATCTATTGTACACAAACATATCCAATTTTTTAGTTTCTAGCGGACTCCCAGGGGTCATATTTCTTTGGAATATTATTTGGGTGTTACATGCTTTATCTTTAGTAAGTGATGTTAAGTCCGTAGCGTCCCATATTTGGCATACCGCTTGACGAGAGTCTGGGTCTGCTTTTAAAATGTCTATAGCTTCTTTTAATTGGTCTACCCCGAAGTGTTTACGTAGTCTATATCCGTATGCGGCGTTAAATGTTTCCCCATCGTCAGAATAGTCCGCCATTCTCTTATTAAAAAATGTTAAGAATTTTACGTCCCTCCTGCCTGCAAGCATCCAAGCTGCTTCCATTATTGTAAAAAATGGGTTAATGTTACGGACTGTTGAAGAACATACTGTTTCCAACGGATATTTAAATTTGCATACACTTATCCCTGGTAGCTTTAACGCTGCACCGTTTCTGCTGGGAGTATGTACTCCTTTATCACGTAATGCTGGGTAAACTTGGTTACCCATTTTGTCTAAGCTCGTAGCCTTATAGTAGTTGCAAGACATTTGTTAACTCCTTTAAATGTTCTAGGATTTCAGTTTTTAATACTGTTAGGTTAGAGGTTGTGATGTTTGGTAAGTTTAGGTTCTCTAGATTTTCTTCTATTGTACTCCATATCAAATTTACCTCGGTCAATTTTGATCCCTGGTTCAATGGCATCTTGCTACCCTCCAAAAGAATGTTGATATGCTTTCTTCCAAGATATAACTACGTCGGTTCTTTCTTTACCTCCCCACGCTGTTTTAGTTTGCTTCTTAACTAACTTCACGAATTCTGGATATCTTTCGTGTAAAGCTTTTGCACATTGCTCGTGGTATTCTAATGTTCTGTATTCGCTACATCCTCCTGGAGAATTGCTACCTCCAGATTGGTTATGGGCGTAATTAACCAACATAACAGGGCGTATTTTATAGTTCAATATAAAGTTTAATTGTCTGTCAAAATCTTCCATAGCCCCTAGTGCCGACATCTCCTCTACTCCTAGTTCTTTCAAGGCTGTTATATTTAAAGCGTGAAATCGTGTCATTCTTTTCCCGTCTATGGTCACTTTATGTAGCGCCTGTCCGAGTTGATTGTATCCCTCACGACTTACCATACCTAGATATTCCTTGCTGTCTAACGCTCCCGCTACTAAGATGAGTAAAGCTTGCATATCTTTGGGGCTAACAGGTTTTAAATGCCAGTCTCCTTTTTCTATTTGTTTGTAGAATTTCAAGTCGTCATCTAACAAGAGTATTTTCCCCGTGAAATTCTGGTATACTTTTTCTACGGTGTCTCCAAAATTATTAACTTCTGAGTCTTTTACTACAAAAAACTTCACACCGGAATTCTCTAAAGATTTTTTGTATAAGTCTTCTTCAGAGTCCCTTACTACAATGTACGTGCTACTTCTCCATTCTTGGGGTATGTAGGATAAAGTATGTACTTTATTAGCTCTTTTGTAACTCGGTATTATTATTTTCATTATGTTATACTTCCTCTACTATTGTGAATTGTTGGCTTATTATTTCTTCTAATTCTGGTGTCTGGGCGTATACTGGGAACGTATTCATTATAAAGTTTATTTTAGCTTGCTTTAAATTTTCACAGGCTGTTTTAGATTTGAAGATACGTATTAACGTATCTGCTCTATATAATACATACATCTTAATCTTCCTTATAAGGTTTAGAATAATACAAGGCTCGCATAGCTTCGGAGGGTTTGTACAGGGTGTCCCCCTCATCAAAACCGTAGCTAATAAAAGATACCCATTGCATTTGGGTTTCAGCACCGGATAAGAACCATCTTATAATATTTAAATCTTGGGTCGATCCATATTTTCTTTCTTGGGCGTCTAACTTTTGTTCTAGTTTTAGTTTTTGATTAGCCATGTTAGTCCTCATCCTCTGGGATTACTGTTACAAATCTTAGCCAGTAGTTATCAAGCTCATGGCAATCTTTTTCTACTATAAACTGATAGTCCTCGAGCGACATTAATTTAAACTTATCGAAGCATATACCAGCTATGAAACCTCTCATATAATGAAAATTAGTGTAAGTGGAAGGAAGTATTAGATCTATTTCCTCTAGTGTTGTGTGTTTTTGTCGGTTAATTAATAGTACGTATACCTTGTGTATAGAGTTTTGTAAATTCATTTTATTTTTCCTTGTTGTAATTTATGCATAAAATCCGTATGCGCCATATGATATACCATCTCATCTTCTTTGAGTATCTGACGATTTTTATGCAGGTTCATAAGCTTCCTTCGTAACGAGTTTATAGTATCATGTTCTATACCTTGGCGCACGGCTGCAACCCTCATATCGTTTAATATTTGCATATTATCCTCTATATGCACGTAGGTCTCATCGGAGCTATAGGCTACAGAACAGTCGTCTAGGGGTATTCTCATATGTATTCTTGACTCTTTCATTACAGGTTTTCCTCCTTTTTTTTTTGTTTTTATCTTCTACTAGGGTTTAATACGTACTCCACACCTTTTTTAAAATAGTCTAGAGTTTTCTGGTTGGAAGCAAAATTATCTTCAAAAGTTTTTAGAGTAAAGGGGGTAAATACCAGAGCACCTCCGCTAGGATTATAGTTATACCGTTCTAATACGTGTGTAAGAGCGTCGCTAATATCTTCCATTAATTCAACTACATCTCTGAAACTTTCTCCATCAAGTTCAAGTTTCAGATCTAAGGATAAGTTTACTTTATCGTTAAATCTATTCTGCAGAGCCTGTATACCCTCCGCTACACTAAACATCTTGTCCATCATTACAGGTTTTCCTCCTTTTTGTGGCTGGCAGCAGAACCTGAGAGGGTGGAACTTGTCAGCCCTTTACAGGTCTTTTCTTCTAGGTAATCTTGTATATCTTTAGGTATGGCGTATCCGTCAAGCCATAAATTTATGCGCCCTAATCTAATATCAAGCGCAGCGGCTAATTCTTCTTTGCTTCCAAAATAAGTGATACATTCTTGTACGGTCATTTTATTTTTCCTTTCTGGTTTAACTTACAAGATTAATTATGTACTAATTAAATTGTAAAGTAAATACTTTTTATAAAATAATTTAAAAATAATTTAAAAATAATTTAAAAATAATTTAAAATTTAACTATTTATGTAGAGCCACGAGGGTTGCGCGTGTAGGCGCCCCTTTAGCATTCCAGCAAGACATTCCAGAAAAAATCATAACACTTGTGGCTAACATCAGCATCAGTATTCGCATCTTATTTACTCCTTAATGTAGCGGTAGCGGTAGAGGTATTCCGGTTATAAAATGAAATATATACATACCTGAGTATATTATTGCTGCTAGTGCTACAAAAAATGTTAAAGGTATGCATATAATAAATGTAAAATCTCCTAACTTTTCTATAGGATTTGGGCTACCCATTCTAAAGTCCATAAAACTATCTAGACCTAGCAGGTATAGAATTCCTATAGGCACGCAATATATTACAAATGCGTGAGGAGGAATATGGTTAGGTATTCTTGTATACACCATATAGCACCCTACAAAGGCGACTAGGGCTGCCAGGTTTAACGCTACTCGTACCGTATGCATTAGATAATACTCAGCAGCCAGTATATAGTATAATATTATCCTGAGTTTATTATTCATATGAGGCCTGTCCTTTAGGATAAATTATTGTGTTATCCCTTGTTGCACCCCATACATTTAAAGCATCTTGAACTCCATACACACCGTGTGCTTCTTCTTCCTGTACTTTTTCACCTGTGCCTGTAGTGCCTGTGAATACTGCGGTATAGTAAGGGTACGCCTCGTACAGAGTTAGTGTATTAATTTTCATTTCATTAGTCCTTTTTTGGATACTTACAATCTTATTGGCATTATAATATGCATTTCTCTGTCATTATCATCTGGTAATATTACGATTGGTTTATCATTACTATCATAATTTAGAATTACATTTTTAGTTTTAATAGTTTTTAATACGTCTAAAATATATTTTAACTTTACACATAAGATAATCGGTTTATCTGTAACATTGTCTAATTTAAAATTTGTTTTAAATATATCTTGAGCATCATTTTTAATCTTAAATTCAATGTTGTCATTTTCGATATTGAATATTATAGCATCATATTGATCAGTTAAATTTTTAAGCTTTGATAGTTTAGCAAGTATATTTTTTCTATCTATTGTTACATTATTTCTTGTCGCGAGGTTGGGTGTAACTTTTTCATATTCAACATACCTACCCTCTATTGCTTTAAATTTATAGCTAGAACCATACGTATCATACATATTAAATGTAATATGTTGCTCATTTGTATGGAACCCAATTCTATGAGTATTACTTCCTGCTGTCTTTAAAATTTTTATAATTGTATTAACATCTTCGGTGGGTATAATAAAGCTTTCACAATTACAATTTTCTCTACTCATAGAATTAACAGCCATTCTATGCCCATCTGAAGCAACCAAATTTAATTTATCATCTTTAAAATCAAAATATACACCATTTAAAAATGGTCTTATATCATTCTTTGTTTTTAAATAACTTACACTTTCTAATTTTTCAAGTAATTCTTTACCGTTTATTAAAGTGTCATGTTCGTAAGTATTTGATAAACCATCAATATGTTTTAACTCTTCTTTAAATTCCACTATTGTTTTTGAGGCTTCATGTTTTAATGATGTTGAAGTTATAGAAATATCTTGGTTTTCTTCATCTACTAATAATGAAATAAATGATTTTAATGTTTTATGTTTTAATGTTATAGATTGATCATCTTCATGTTCCTGTTCAACATATAAACCAACTTTACTAAATCTTGCACCATCTGTTGTAGTTAATGTTAAATAATAAGTATAGTGTCTAAC